GGACTTTAGTGTCCTCAAATCAACAGACGAGAAGAAGATATTCTTAGAACTGGCTGAATCTTGGTGGTGGGAAAGCAACAGGATCATACCTATCAACGTGTTCCTAAAACAAGAATGGGTTATGTTCAGACCAACGCTTAAAACGTTTAACTCAAAAGACGTTGAGATTAAGTGCGGACCTTGCGTTAGCTTAAAAGAGATGGCACTCAGTAGATCTAAGCGCAGATCGATTACGTTAGTTCGCAGGATACTTTAACAGCAGCATAGTAAGAGTCTGGTCGTCGCATTCTACGTATTCAATAACGTTAGTAGGCCCGGTTGAAACTACGTCTATGCTCCATTCGTCACGCAGCCATTGGTAAAACTTGTCGTCATACAAATACATGCCCGCCTCTTTCTTTAATTCTCGCAGAATGTGCGACCAAGAGACAGGGACATACCAGCCGCGCGCACCGGGTATCGGGTTAGTCAGGTAGTGTCTCATTGAGAAGATTCATGTTTACTACAACTAAGTGTGAATAGGCACAGGCGTGCGCTTGTTTAAATGCGTAACTTCCATCAGTTGGTTTCTCCCAAATCGTCTTAGCTACCTCTGACCAAGATTTTCCTATTAGGTGCTTCTTGCTGGGACGAATCATCGCAATGAACATCATTAAGCGAGGAATGCTATCAATGACATCAGGTAAGCTAGAAATAACATCGAAGTAATTACCGATGTGTATTAACTTCTCGCAGAACTCTTGCTCGTATAACTTCTCCCACGGCGGTTCAGTTGTCATTAAATGAACGAGATGCTCTTCCGACTTTACTTGCTCATATACAGATACGTTGAGCACATCGACTTTAAAGTATCCGCGTTCTTCAGCTTCCTTATAGTCCAAGGTTGATCGCAGATTATGATCGTGCGGGATTTCTGTAAAGTACACGCCAGATGCGTGATTAGTTAGCTTTCCATCGTTTCGCAGTATGCTTGCGGAATAGTGTTTGAAAGGTGCTAACGCTATCTCGCGAGATGCTACGTCAATGTCGATGTCACTGTTAAACTTTGTCATTATTTATGATAACATAGCTGATGAAGAATATCAAAATTTCTGGCAGAATAGATAAATAGTAGTGCGGGTCGCGATACTGATAATATCCACCCACTCTAATCGCTTATAGGAGCAACCAGCATGTCTATTTATAGTATCTACAGAATAACTAATCTTTTAACGAATAAAGTATATATCGGGTTTACTTCCGATCCAGAGCAACGATGGGCAAAACATTGTTCGTGCAGTAAAAGGAAATCTTCTAAACTATTATACAACTCTATTCGCAAACACGGATTAGAAAATTTTACATTTGACATTATATACCAGTCTCGAGATTTAACGCATACTAAAAATATTATGGAGAATTATTTTATCAACGAATATAATTCTTATGTTGGACATAAAAATTCCAATGGTTATAATATGACCTTAGGCGGAGACGGAGGAGACACCTCGTCTAGCCCAAAATATAAATCAGGAATAATAAGAAGAGGCAATAGTGACTGGAGGTTAAAGTGTAGCATAAGTAAGCTCGGTAGAAATTTAAGGCCACAAACAAAAGAACATATACAAAACCGAGTTCTTTCTCGGTCCGGAAAACCTAACATAAAAAGACTAACTAAAGAGCAATGCGTAAACATGGCGCGGGATGGAGACACAAATGGACATGCTAAACAATGGTGCTTTATGTCTCCATTTAATGAGAAATTTATCATCCAAGGACAATTTCAGCAATTCTGTAAAGAGCACGACTTAGAATATTCCGGAATGAAGAAAATAGCAAAAGGCGGCCAAGCTAAGAAAGGCAAAAACTTAGGATGGTCTGTATTTGAATTATAAATTTGCCTCTAAACACACCTCCTTTATATACTCGGCGTCTGCTACATAATCAGTAAATTTCTTCCCCCAGTAAACAGGATCTATAAAACGATAGGTTAAACTTACTTGTTCTTCATTTAACGCTTCAATAAAAGCCACGCCCGAAGAACTAAGGTAGATGATCCAAGGGCTAATGCGACCATTTACTACCATGTTACACACTTTGTTTGCTGCGCCTTCGCGGAAGATGTTGTTAAAGCTCTTACCGTTCTCATCTGCCCAGCGTTGCATTTCCATAAACGATCGCTCTAACGCAACCGTAGGATGCTCTTTCCGTAGCTGTTCATAAAGGTACTCGTCGTAGAAAGCCTCTTTTGTCCATTGGTCGAGCTTCTTGTTGTTCTTTAGCAAAGAGTTCGTAAAGCCAACTGGATCAATTGCTCGTATCTGAACAAGGTATTGCCCATACTTTACAAACGCTGAATAATACGGCGATTCAACAAAATCACCATACGTCTTTGTCTTGCTGCTACCTTGTGTCATTGTGTAGAATTGTAGGTACGAGTTAAAGCCGAGTCGAACACCGGCTTCGTTCTCTTGCTGCCAGCGGCGACGAGGTTCACAGAGGTGGGCAGAAAGTGTACTTTCTTTTCGGAACTCTTTCTGACAATATTTACAGGTTGCCACTTAGTTTTTAACCCAACTCTTTTTTAATCTGTTCCTTCGTCCATCCAAGTTCTTCAGCTAACTTCTTTACATCTTTTGCGTCGTTTAACGAAGCCAACAGGTCTACATCGCTTTCCTTCATGTCAGGATATAAGGTAGCTAAAAATTTTTCAACTTTGGCTGTTGTTCCGCCTTCTTTCTTCTTCATACCAAGCCACGGATGATACTGCTTACCCATCCCCGGTGATATCGTAGTTGCTGCTAACCAGTTCAGTTTGTCGTGCTTAGTTTTATTGATGTCAAAGTAGTGTTTGTTTAGCCGCAAGTTAGTAGACTGTAGGTAATACTCTTGTAAGTCTGCGGAGCCTTGAACCGATGCTCCCCAGCGTATCATCAAGTATGAACTAAACTTTTTCTTTTCTTCGTCAGACAGATTATCGTAGAACTCACGATCCTTTCTGTCCAAAGCTAACATTTCATTGGCGATATCAAGCTTACTCATCACTCGTCCTTCATTACCGTCGGCTTCTAAGAAAGGTAAAAAATACACATAGATCCAGTAACTGGTCGTCGTTATATGGCATAATGTCTACCAGCACTTCCCGTAATCTACAATCTCACTTTGTCGGCTAATGTCTTTAACAAAGTACGCACAAAGAGGTTTACTCCCATGTTCAGTTAACGGTACTGCTAACATTTGTCCTGGCTTCAGCTTTGGGAAATACCATTTAACATCTTGGTAGATGTCGATTACTTCAACTGGATAAAACACAGGGCTAAATCCTGTAAGTGGATTAAAACAAAACACCTTAAATCCCCTGTCATTCACACTCGTCAGCGGCACAACCTCAAGGTCACCTAAGTCCGGCTCTCCGATTAGAATCTGCCAGTCAATAGGCATGCGGATTACTTCGTCGCCTATACGCAATACAAGAGCAGGACTGTTAAAGCTCTCAAGGAAAATAAGCGGAATGTAAAAGTAGTCTGGCTCTTTCGGATTGCTGTTGTCAAGTACGCAGAAGCGTAAGTCATCTACCTCATCTGGTATCTCGTTCATTTCGTGCGCTTTGTTGTCAAGCGTAAGTATTCTCATTTGGTTCCTTTAGTGACTGGTTCCCATTCTACCTTTTCGATTGTGTAAGGATAGTTGGCTTCTGTATAAAACTGTTTGCGTTTTGTTAAATGTCTCTTGGCAAATTTACAAGTCGAAGTGACGTCGTATATATCAACGAAGTCTTTGTCTTCTGCTTTACGAATACCCCGACCAATGCTTTGGATAACCCGTACGAAAGACTTACCAGGCTCAATAAGCACAAGGTTAAAAATGCGAGGCACGTTGATGCCAACAGCAGCGATACCATACGTACATACAGTGACGCCGTTGTCATTAGTTGCGATACTGTCATACTGGTCCTTTCGTTTATCTGACTTAGTTGCCCCACTTAGGAAGACCGCTCCAGGAATACAGTTGACCAAGGCTTTACCTGGATCAACTCGGTCAATGAGGACTAAGGTGTTTCCTGTTGTGCTAATTTGCTGAATCAGCTTTGCCATGTAATAAAGGCGACCTTCTGTTTCCAACAGATACTTTAGCTCGTCCGGATACTTCTTAAACTCTGCGTAATCGATCATCTGTACAATATTGACATGACAGTTCGACAAGATACCTTTGTCCTGTAGCTCGCTTGCTCTAACTGTTCCTACTACTTCACCCACTGATACTCTCAGCGAATACTTCTCAAAGTCTTCTTTCGGGATAGTTCCAGTAATACCTAAACGAATAGGAATGCGAGACATAGGACCTGTCATCATACCGAGCAAAGCATCAGCTTTAAGCCCGTGGCACTCGTCAATCATTACGCATACAACACCGTCAATGAATTCGCTGAATGGTACCTGTGCTTCTCCTGATTTAGTTTTCTTAAACATAGAGTTCAAGCTTTGCCAAGTACAAATAGTGTGCGTCTTATCGTATTCTTTTCGTGTGCCAAAGAATACACCAACATCTAACCCCATGTTTATGTAATCGGCTTCGGTCTGAAGAACTAAGTCTTTACTCGGAACGACTACAACTGTGCGACCATAAGGCTCGAACTTGTGGCTAAGAACTGCTGTTAGGATCGTTTTACCGAAGCCAGTTGCCAGGCACTGAATGCTTTGCGTATTGTTTAGGAAGATGTTTATTGCTTCGACTTGGTCGTCGCGCAGCTCAATTGGTTGTCCGGCGAACCGGTGTCCTTCTGGCCATTTAATATGCGAGTAACTATCTTCTGCTACTTCGACGAACTCAAACTGTGAACCGTAATCTCGCAAATCCTCAAGTTCGATGTTGTAACCTTCGCTATCAAGGATCGGCAAGATTTCCGGCAAGAGATTGATGTAGGTTTGCAGTGAAAGAGAACAAAAAGATTTTTTCCCGTCCCAGCGGCCCAATTTTACAGCTGGCGTATATCTAGCTCCGGGTATCTCAAACTTAAACTTGTTAGATAACTTTTTTCTAACAGCAAGGTCTACCCCTGTGATCTGACAATTTGTCTCTGACTCAATGATAATCTTACACGTTGCCATAATATCCTAAAAGTAAATGAAACGAGATAAATAATAGTGTCGATCGCGATACTGGACATATCCACCGACTCTAACGCTTTCAAGGAGCAATCAGCATGATATTTATCACTAACAAATACACTATATGGTATAATAGCATCATAGCCAATGCTAAAGCAAGAACTTTGGTAGATGAATATACCGAACGACATCATATTATTCCTAAATCTTTAGGTGGCGATAATTCAAAAGAGAACTTGGTCAAACTTACTGCTCGTGAACACTTTATTTGCCATTGGCTACTTATTAAAATGATTTCAAATAAGGTCTTACTACATAAAATGCAGTTTGCGTTAAATTCGTTTAGACGAACAAGTAAAAATCAACACCGACATATTCTTTCTTCAAGACAATATGAAACAGTTCGGAAACAAGTCTCGATCGCTCGCAGTCAATCTCAATTAGGAAACACGTTTGCATTAGGATTTAAGCAGTCACCGGAAACTATAGCTAAACGTGTTGCTAAGGTCACCGGAATGAAAAAGAAGAAGTGGAGTGCCGGACAGTGTAAACGTCTAAGTGACGCCACTAAAGGAAAGCCAAAACCTCTGGGGTTTGCTGAGCAAGTATCTGCTCGACGCAAAGGAATGCCAAGTCCGTTAAAAGGAAGAAAAGTGGGCCCGTACCCAGAAGAACGAAAACAAAAATTACGCATTCCTAAAAAGAAACTAACATGTCCGCATTGTAATAAAGAAGGCGGGTCCAGTAATATGAAAAGATATCACTTTAACAACTGTAAATCACTCATCGTCTAGGAAGTGGAGCACATAGATACACTATCTTCTCCGCCTTATTCATAAAGTCCTTCTTTCCTACAGAGTGCATCAAATTCGCATAGCTAACCAGAAGCGGTAATCTACCTTCCCAGTCGGTTAGCACTTTATTAGTGTATATGACTTTAGCTGAATAGTCAATGGCTGATTCAGGTGTTTTGAGGTTTATGAGGCTAATCTCTGACGGATCAAAAAACTGCTCGTATAGAGTAGTATCTGGGGTCAGGAAATTCGGATTATAAACTACAATTGGCAACCTGTTCACCGCAATCGCCCATTCAACTACTTTGCCTACTGTGTATTTATTCGCATCATTGGCGAAGTCGATTACTTTACCTTGACACAGCTTCAAAAATTCTGGACTCTCGTTTGCTTTGACAATTTCCGAGATCTCGTCACTTATCGTGTATCCAAGCGGGCCAGCAGAGTCGATAAGAGCCATTGCGTTATCGAATCCGATGTTGGCCTCAATGTACTCTCGCATTGAGTCTGGTGCGTTTTCAATATACAGCTTTTTGTCGGCGCTGAATTTTAGCTGTATAGCAAACGGTGTCTTCTCGACTTCGAGAATTGCGTCAAACAACACCTGAACGTCTGGACTAACAAAAATGCGATTAGCATTAGAGTATCCTACTAACCAGCTAACGTTAAATTCTGTAATGGCAGAACACCAGGCCCGTTCATCTTGAGACCACTGGATACTGCCTTGTGCTTCTTGAACAAAGGTCTTTACATCGTTGATCATCTTCTCGTTGAATGGGAATCGAAGCATAAGCTTGTCGTCTTTTCGCGTGAGGCTTGAGGAACGATCGACTACACGCTGACCAAGCTTATACAGCTTTTGGTCTGGTTGGTCGATGCCTTGCTTCGTTAACTGTCGGGCATAAGTGGCAATGATCTTTTCTGCCAGCGTCGCCTGTCTGTCAGTAAGACCTTTGCCTTGCTGTATTTGCTCGCTTACACTTGTTAGGAACCCAACGTCGTAGTTAGCGAGAGAAAGGGGAGACTTCGGCATAAAAGTCCAAGACTTTTTTCCGGCCTTGTCCATGTATCCGGACATGTATTCGAGGTACTCCTCGATGTATTGGAACTTAATCATTTTTGTGTCCGTATTTGAGTAGGTACATGGTTAGGTTAGGACCATCAAGCAGAACTGATTCGCCGGGATAACGAAGCTTTCCTTGATTTTTAACTTCGTTACCTTTCCAGTCAGTCACCCAGGCTGCTTCTTTCAGGTCAACTACTCGTATCTGTTTTTCACCCATGCCCGTAATTCGTCCAATCATGAGGGAGGTTATTCCTTTTGGTATTGCAACAGGATCTCCAATTTTAAGCGACCTGCCAATTGCGTCTACATGTTCGTATTCTTTAGCCATTATAGTAAGTCCGCCGGGTCGCCCGGTTCAGGTTCCATGTATCCAGAAGTTATTTCGCCACCAGCTAAGCCACCAAACCCTTCGACCTCGACGGACCCTTTAACTAGACCAAGCGGTTTTAGCGCCTTCTCTAGCGCAGCAATAAATTCCTTTTCGCTTATAGGTCGGGTAGCAGTAAAGAGAACCGCACCGTCACAGCGGTGATAGAACGGTTGTTTATTTGTCATTTTTATTTTCTTTCTTCTTGTTAGGCGCTTCTTCGCATTTTGCGTATCCGTCTTTAATTCTTGCGTTGACTTTCTTCTCGTCTACCTGACAAGCCGCCATGGTTTGGTATTCAAATTTTCGCACAACCTCACAATCGCCTCCCCAGAGGATTCCGACACAAACTACTAGAATGTAAGTTGCGTTCATTACCTTACCACGGGTCCTTTCCTCGTTCTGCCGTTAGCCAACCGAGCTCCCACTGATACTTGCGACTGTAGTCTTTTAGCTCGTGGTCTGGCTCTGGGTTGTCTGCTAACGGTACGCCTGCTTTGAATGCTTCATACCCCTTGAGCCGACACGCCTTGTCGGAGGCCCGTAGGTAAGCTGCCTCTCCTTCATATGCTTGGCACATCACTTATCCTCCGATAGTTTGTAGAGTGGTGTGCAAAGATGGTGGGGAGAAGTACCACAGTCACCATCAGGGTGTTGGTATGCAGAAGGCCCACCATCTTTGATATGCTCCAGACAGGCTTGCCATCCATCAAAGGCGCATTGCTTGGCACCCTCCGAAGAAATGACCACTTGCATATACTTGCTGGCATTCCACCACCTCTCAAACGCTTCACGCATCGCGCTCACTTCAACTCCTCTGGTATCTCAACCTCGTCGCCCAGCTTAGATGACACGTAGCAGCGCATGGCGGCGATGAGTGGGGTGGGGCCGTTGCCTGACACTCCATCAGGAGTTGATGCTCTCCACAAAGGTGAGCCATCCTTTGCACGATACTGGATACCTTCGGAAGAAGGTGCGCGAAGCGTAATCCCCTCCCGCTCAATGATCGGGCCTCCTTGCGCCCAGTCGGTTGAATAAGGTTCAGGGGCGAGTTCAGTAATGGGGCATTGCTCATGTGTTTCGTAGTCTGATGCCCATGTGCGAAGTGCGCCGCTTCCGTCTTCAAAATTCATCTTTGGATGATGGCAATACTGGATAGCATCATCCCTACCTTGACGCTCCTCGTAATACTTGCAGTCGAAACACCGCGACGGTTTTTGTCCGAGAGTGTTCATGCACTTCGCCACCAGATAGTCGATCATGAGCGGTGTTGCTTCACTGCTTTTGGTTTTCATTTTCAATACCCCTCACGTATTCGTTAAGTTGTTCTTGAAGGTTAGCTATGTCGTGACAGGCGGTATCCCAACTGGCTTTTGCTGTCCTCGCATCCTCTTCCCATCGTGTCCGCTCCGCTGTCATGGCGGCGAGTTCAAGAAATAATTCCTGATTCTTACCACCAAGAGCGTGTCCAGTAGCTATATGAGCATCCTTTTCCGTCATAAGCTCACGGCGCAAGGCTTCGATCTGTGCTTCTTGTCGCAACACAACTTCTTCAGGACTTGGCATCGCTTTGCTCCTTCTCGTAGGCTGCGATCATAGCTTTATATACAAGCCCAATGTCTAGTGACGTGCCGCAATCAATCATTGCTTGAAGCATAATTTTTCCTTCCTCCCATTGCCTTTCAGTCGGCTCTCTCGGCACCATCACCATGTCAGCAGGGATAGGAGCGGGGTGGAGGTAGAGTTGAGCACCAAGTACCAGCCCATTCTCTCCTAGCGGTTCGTAATTGCTAAGATACAAGTCGTCGGTTTGAAGTGTTGTGTAGTCTGATTGCTCCGTCCTTGTATCAACACAAGCCACCGGCTCCTGTTCCTTGCACAGTTCGTCACGGATGCGGGTGGCGAAGTCGGTTACAGCTACGACCTCATCCATGAAGGTTTCGATCTTTTCATCCAACCACATTATTTCGTTTAGCTTGGACTGCTTCGCCACTCTCAGCGCCATTGCTTCAAAGGTTTCCTTCTCGTTCAGGTCGTACTGGGTTTGTCCGTGCGGTAGGTCTTTCATTGTCAAAACTCCTTGTATGGGTTACCGACGTTGATAACCTTCATTCCCAGTTCCATCCAGCGGCGACACATAACAGGGCGGTCATCAACAACTGCGACCACGTTGTACTTGTGAGCAACATGAGCCCAGAACAGTTCTTCCTTGATCTCGGCGTCCTTGCGCATATCACCTGCGGCGCGCATAAACAGCTCGTCGTAGAGGATGTTGAACTTCTTCTCCAGCCAATGTGCTGTATCGTTGCAGCACACCCCGTCGCGTCCAGACATCACGATCATCTTGTACCCTGCTCGCTTAAATCCGTTGAACATTTCTGCCACAACAGGATCGAGATCGTCAAGGATAACCTTATCCCATTCGAACGGGCCGCGCTTTCCATTCATGTGCGCAAGTGTTCCGTCCACGTCAAAGATGACTGCGGTAGGGAGCTCGTCGTCAGGAACGTAAACCTTGCGGCCGATGTACTCGTTCCACTGCTCCATCTGCTTGAAGATGATGTCGTGTCCTACACCGTCGGCACGGCCAGCATCGCGCTTCCACGCTTCTTCAAGCGTAACAGGAAATTCCTTGATCTCGACCTCGTACTTCATCTTACGGAGGCGGTCGATCAATGCTGTTCGCGTCTTCGTAGAAAGATTGGTGTCAGCGAAAATGAGGTTGTGGCCCATCTGCGACTTGTGGTCAGCAAAGTCCCAGACGCGGTCAGTTACCTTATCCTCGTGCTTGAACTTCCACAGCTTCCACAGCTCACCAGGCTTTAACACCCGCTTATGGGTTTCCTCAAGTATCTCTCGACGGAAGTCGTCGCGGGAAACGATCGCCCACACTTCTGGCGATGACACGTGGGCGAAGTCCTTTGCCCACGTTGTCTTTCCCGAAGCCGAGACTCCGACTGTAACTATTGCCTTCTTCATTTACTTGCCTTTCTTTTCGTATTCCACACCGTCAATTACAACTGTCACCGCTGTGGTTTTACCTTGTTTGTAAGTTGCGGTTGTTGAGCTCATTGGACATCGAACAACCTTAATGTTCGAAATGCCGTCAGAAACATTAAACACTTCGCAGTCCGACAACTCCTTGGGCCAGACCGGATAAGAGATTTTTGCGGCGCTTGGGTCTCCGCACCCGACGAGTCCAATTACTGCTGCTAATGCGATAATCTTAGTTTTCATTTTGTCCCTGTTCTGTCATTTAGAACACGATGTCGAAGTATTGCGGAGGAGCAACATGGGTGCGGACAAAATTACCGGCAGCGTCGTACTCGTGCACTTCCACGTTCGGAATGTTCTGGTAATACTTGTTCGGTCCGGGGTAGCCAGGCGGCACGTTGCGAGAAACGTTCATCAGACCTGCACCGCTTCCTGGGCTTTTCGCTGCGCCAAGCTTTTTATACTGCTTAGCGTCTTGCCAGTTGGGCACTGTCTTTACCCAGGACTTAATGTACTGGTTGACCATTGGATCAAACAAAACGTAGGTAGCCATCGCTGCCTCCTTTAAGCAGACTTCATTACAGTAGTCGAAGCCAGCGACTTCCACTTGAGCGGAAAGCTCTTGTACAGGTCGGCAATTTTGATCGCCGTGCGCAGCGACACTTCGCGCAGCTTCGCATGGTTCTCGAACAGGAACTCGATGATTTCGTCTTCCTGCGTCTTGCTGAAGTCGTACTCGCTAAACAGTTCGCCGGTAGCAGCAATCTGCTTGATACGGAGCAGCTTGTCGCGCACCGTATCCAGCGTCAGGTCCAGGTAGTGGCAGCGGCTTTCAAGCGCCGTCAAGTGGTCCTGGAGCTTCTTGGACTTGATGTTCTCGAACTTCAGGTTGGTAATGAAAATCACCGACCCCTTGAAGTCGAACGTGTTCGGGATGCCTTCGCGGTTCAGTGCACTGGACTCGCTGTTCCAGCAAATCTTGCGGCGCTTGGAAGTGTCCAGTGCGCTCTTCAGCAAGTTCAGGGACAGGTCGTCGTAAAACAGCATGTCGCAGTCGTCGAACACAAGGACGTTATCCTTGTCGCTGTACTTGTAAAGTACTTGGTACAGGCCGATCGGAGTAGCAGCACCTTTGATCACTTCGCTGCGCACACGGCGCCCGCTAACGCGATCGAACAGCGCAGCCTTTTCCAGGACAGCTTCCACACCAAACGACTTGCCAACGCCCGGAGGGCCAGTAACGATCATTGCGCGGATGTTGCCTTCGCAAGCCGCTTGCGTCATGTCATGCAGGATTTCGAATCGTTCGCCAATGCGCGACATCACTTGTTCGTCCGTTTCCTTGGACACCGCCTTGGGCGTCACGCCTACGGAAACAGCCTCAACGACGTTGCCTTGCGCAGTGTATGCGTCGGCGTCGGAGAATTCGTAATCGGTAATCTTGGCTACTTTGACGCGCACTTCGTCGGGGAAGCCCGGGAAGTAGCCACCGTTCGCCACTGTAACGTAGCCGCCTTTGGCCCCAGTCTTGAACTGCGCGACCAACGGAAATACCACGTTCTTTACTTCCTTGTTGCGGTATTGGCCTTTGATCACGTTAATGTATGCTTGGGTCATTTATTTGCTCCGTTGCGTTATTCAATAAAGCTATTATACAGCCTTTTAGGAAAAAGTCAACCGTTTTCTGCCATTTTGTTCGCCAGTTCGTCGAGCTCAACTTCGACCAGTTCTTGCGTATGCTGGATGGAGCGTGTCACCGTGTCCATGCCGCCCAGGACGTCGCCTACCAAGTCTTGCGCATCGCGCAGCTTCCAGAGCGCCTGTTGCAGCTTCGAAATTCTGTCTCGCGTATTCATTTTGTCTCCGTCTTTCCTAACTTTCAATAACGCAATTATACGCTGATCTGGTCCGAAAGTCAATCGAAATGATTCTCTTTATAATCAACGACTTACGTGCGTTGTAAGTCATTGATTACGCTGGAATTTGTTTACATTTAATGCCATGACATCTTACGTAAACTGCTTTAGGTATAACTTTTTTACAGTGCTCACATTCAACTCGAGAAGAAAGTGCAGCATCCCTTCTAATTTTTGATATTGCTTCTGTGTCTTCAATCGAACGACCTTTTATTGCATTACGAATTCCTTCGGCTATCTTTATTCTTGTTTCTTGAGTTGGGGCGCCGCGAATCTTACCAGTAATTGCTTTACTCATTTTCTTACGATATTCTTCAGTCCTAGGTCTTAGACGAGTTGCTTCTTTAATCCTTTCTCCTCGAAGTTTCAATTCTTCTAGCGAATACTTTTTTCCAAAATTTGGGTTACCTTCGCCTTTCATCCTGGTACTAATTGCGTTTTTGTGTTCCTCACTCAACGGCTTCCTTTTTAATCCTGTTTGAGCTGCAGACATATTCTTTTTAGCCTGGTCAGATTTTTTAACACCTTTAAACGCCCGCGATCTTGCAGCTCTCATCTCGTCGGTATAAACACGGTTCTTATTTGATTCAGAAACAGCATCGCTAATCTTTTTCTTAACTGCTGGGTCCATTGTTTTAAATGCTTCTTTAAAAGAAGCAACACGTTTGGCAATTGTCTCTGCAGATTGCTTTTTACCGGTGCGAGAAGCAATATGAATTTTAATAAATTCAGCTCGATATACCGCATATACCTTAGATGAGATTTTAGTTATGTACCGAGGCATATGATCACCTCTTCCGGTGTGCATAAAATTCAATGCATACACCATACTTGCCTTTCCTTTTCCGGTTGTCATTTTAACCAGTAACCAATGACAGATAAAATGTTCGCGGGCAGTTAAACTAACTAAGTTTTCTTTTTTGTTTCCCCCTCCCATACTGCGAGGAACTATATGATGCATCTCAATATATGTGTCGGATTTTTTTGTTAATCCTCTTTTTAAAGCACGAGCAACAATTTGATTGTACCATTTAGTGTATTTGTTACTTAAGAACACTATACTGTCTCCTTTTCTTTAAGGTGGTCCCAGGGCGACATCAGCAAGTCGTCTGCTTCAAGGATTGCGCGGCGCTGGTCGTTAGTAAGGTCGATCCAGGCTTGCACCTTTTCATAAGACCCCCAGCAGACGCTCGGTGCTCGTTGCTGTAGCCACTTCATCAGTTTAACGATTTCCTCCCACTGGTTAGAAGGATGAGTTCGATGAGCAGCACCACTTAGGTCATTTGCCAGAACAGACTCAAAGAAGCTGCCCGGGTGGTACCCGTTAACACAGTACCGTTCAAGGACACCGGCCCATTCTTCGTCAACTGGCCACAACCTAAAACTATCTAGAAATTTCTTATCCATTACATTATCGTCCTAATTCTGGTAATAAGTTTTGACATGTTTTCTTTTTCGAAAAACTCTGAGTATCCCCATTTTGAATGCGCAACTGCCTTCCGTAGGAATTCTATTTGACCTAAACCCATCTCGCTGCGAGTAATCTCCGCTTTTAATTTTACTTGCATCTCTTCTCGCAAGCCGTCAATGATCATTGCTTCCCACGTTTCAATAAAGAACCCTTGCATTAAATCAGCGTCACGAATAATACGGTGTTCAATACATACTGGCTCCAACACATACGGATACTCGGTTACTCGAATAATCTCTTCAACTTCGTGAAGATAAACACCTTGAGTAACACCGCAGTTTTTCAATCCATTGATAGCACGAAAGATATTGATCGAATCCTCTTCTTCCCCTCCCGAATGATTGTAGTCGTGGAACAATGCTGCTACAAACAAAGATCGCATGGATCGATACGGGAGGTTGTGATAGTTTGCTCCGTCTAAGCATCGATTCACCATACACATCGTGTGGTACCAGTTATGGTACGGCAAGTCTTTTGATTTGTTGTAGTCGCGAACATGACGATACTCATAGCTTACGTCAAAACGACGGGCTAGCTCTTCAGTTGTTGCTTCGCATTCTTGTAAGATTCCGTAAGGTATTTTCATAATATACTCATATTACACTCTTTTTATATTTTTGTCAACCTGATAAATACACATTATGAAGATAAACGAAATCCTATCCGAAGACTACAAAACCGACCAACGGTACGATAACGAAACTGATCACAACTCTCCGCAGTTTCAACCAAACAGCATAAAATCCCCGCATACTCCTGGGGCAACTCCAGTAAAGACAAACGAAGAAATAGTAGCTATCATCGAAGCTAACTGCTCAGAGGTTCTTGCTGCGTATAGAAAACAAGGCGAGTGTTTGTGGCGTGGCGTAAAGGAAGCCGGGGATCCTGTTATCATCTCGGACATTCGCCAGCACAGGCTTCCGGTTCAAATGTCACAAGAGGCTCACTATGCGTTAGAAAAAGCATTCACTAAGTTAGGTCTAAAAGCAAACAGATCTAACTCTATCTTCTGTTCGGCGCGCACTTCAATCGCAATGGCCTGGGGAAGTGTTTATGCTGTGTTTCCTAAGAACGGATGGTCGGGCACTATCTTTAACACCCAAGTAGATGACTATAACTTTTACGAATTACAGTCAGCCGCCCGTCAATACATAGGTACTAAGAACTTCGGAATGTTAGTTGATCAAATAAAAGACATGGAACCCGAGGTTATTACTCCTGCTAACTTAGGCGGAGTCCTGAGCGAGCAGTTCGCCGATGTGCTAATAACCGGCTCTAGCTATATTGGAATCAAATATGGCAACAAGAAGCTATTTGAGATGCTTGGGATTAACCTTACTTAAATTTCAATGCGAAAAGTGTAGCGTCTTCGGATTTGTAAAAAGTAAAAGTAAAAAGTAATATTCTGCCATCGTGGAAAGAATCGTTATACCAGAGGCCACGTTCCGGCAAATTATCGAAACACCATGTAAGGGCATTCCAATAATTTGCCGGCGGTACGGTAACATTATGCGTTCGAGATAGCTCGGATTTCATCAAGCGTCTGATCCCTTAACAGAATGCCGTTCTCCCAAACAGTCTCAAGCACTTCTCTCCAGTCCGAAGTATCTTCGTAGCCCTTCAGGTCCTCAACACGGATGGTCTTGAAGTTAGGACCGGTTCCCTTGTAGTCTCGGATAAGGGTGAGACGACCACGCTTGCTAGTCTTGCCCTTGTCGCCAACTGGATCCTTGTACACGTCAATCCACTCTCCGTTGATTCGGATAGCCGAACACTTCATCGCAAACTGCTGCGTGTCCCGGTTCATCTGTTGTAGAAGTGCGCCGCCCATTCCGAATGCTACGTTGTCTGCGCTGAATCCCGCAAACTTGAGGTTCATCAGGATACCACGGATGCTTTGCTCGTTAATGCCATCACCTTGAATAACGCGAATGTTGTTCAGCACCTTGAATCCCTTAGCGTTGGTCGTAGTGCCGAATCCTTCTGCCAACCTTTGAACTACCTCGAGAACAACAGTTTCGGGATGCCCAGAGTCAGGACGAACAACAACCATCGCACCTGAATCAACAATCTGCTCGCGCATCGAAGCCCACATATTACATGCTTCGAGAATGTCGTAGCTATCGCTTACACAGGCGAACATAGCACCTTGCTTGCCGAACTGCTTCAGCATGTTCTCGTATGCTGCCTTTTCGTTTTCGCGACCCCAGCTAGTGATCGTGCTGTGCTCGCTGGCCGGGATGCTGTAGCCAGGCATCACAGTTGCGTTGTAGTACCGCTGTAGAGCGATGATGCCGCTGATCGTGTCTGAGCCCATGAAGTTGACTAAGTGAGCAGCGCCGCCGAGGCTTGCCGACTCGAACGAGCTAACGCCACGAGCACCAAAGTCGTGCAGCTTGAAGTTGATGCCTGCCGGATCGCCAGTCTCTTCGAGGTAACCTTGGATCACCTTCTTAATGCTCTTGCTGATGGTTGCGACCGTAGTCGGGTACCATACTGCGCGAAGCAAAGCGGTTTCCAGATAACTGGTCATCCACATAAATTCCGGATCGGTGTTTTCCGCAGTGACAAGCACGTTGCGGATTGGAACAAGAGTTCCTTCCTTCACTGCGCGAATACGAATAGGGTAAACGCCGTTGTGCTTCTCGAGCAGCCGCTGCCAGCCTGCCTTGTTGAACGGTTCGCCGTGTTGCGACAGGAACAGTTCGGCATCGTCAATATCGTCTTGCGTTACTGCAATGCTCAGATACTGCTTGAGGAACATTTGGAGACCAAAGAACAAAGTCTCGTCGTAAGTGCCGCCACGCGACTCAATGTATGAGTGCTGGTACTCTGAGCCTGCTGGCATTTGTAAAAAATGTGATGCTTTGTACGAATCAGTATTGAGAATCGGATTATAGTTACGCATGATAAATCTCCTTTATCGTTAATGCCCGGGATCTATTCCTAGGACTTGTCAGTTGCGCTGACCACGCTTACTTCAAATCTCCAACAAAGTGCTTCAAAATTGAGTAATGGTCTTCGAACATCTCTTCTTCTCTAACGTGCGATAGTGGAACCCACTTTGCACTAGCTGCATCGTCGCCGCCTTTTACAGCCGGCAATTTGCCTGGCGCTAGCTCAATGTAGAACGCTTGTGTTACTGTTCTGCCGCGCAAGCTACGGTCAGGGCGATCAAATACTTCTTTAGCTTTGATGCTTCCCCTTAACACTGGCTCAGGGACTTTTAGCTTCGTTTCTTCACGCAGCTCGCGGAGCATACCATCTTCAATTCGCTCGTTCTGATTAACAAATCCACCAGGGAGAGCAAAAAGTCCTTTGCCCGGACTTGCGCCTCGCTTTACAAGCAAAACGTGTCCTGACTGCACAACCACTGCATCGCTAGTTAAAAAGGTCGGTGCGTACGGTGCTGCTGCCCATGATCGCTTGTAGTCGTTAATAAACTTATATTCTTTTACCAGTGCGTTATAATCTGCACCGAAGGAAAAGGTCTGCAAAAATTTCCACGTGCTCTCATCTACTACGCCATGCAAGTAGCGCAGGTTAGATTCAAACAATATTGAGCGGATATCGGTTGCGTGAACCTCTTCGTTAATAGCGTGGTCAATTAGTTCCCACTGAGGAAACAGGTTTAGGTAATAGCTTGAGTCGTCTTTGACGTGGCCAATAATGCCGCCTCGCCGCGGCTTGTCTGACCAACCCATCGAAGTTACATGGCTAGACACGATTGACTGAACTGATGCTGCCCACGCAGTGTCGTTGTATTTGTTGTCAGACAGTGGTTCAACTACAATCCGATCGTTCTCTTGCCGAAACGCATTCTGAATCATCTTCTTGCGCTCATCAAACGTAAACGGATTCTTAATAGTGCGTGGCTGGTTCGAGCTGCCTACCAGAACAATCACTTTGTCTGCCAGGCCAAGGGCGCGATCAAGCACTTCCCAGTGACCAACGTGAAATGGTTGGAAACGGCCGATGAACACCAAGTAATCAAATTGACGTTGGCTCATGATGCGTCTCCTAGGCCAAGTAACTTCCTATCTTCTTCCGTTAGCTTCGCAAGGGCTTGCTTGCGCTTCAATTCGTTAGCCTTGCGTTCTTGTTCTTCGGGGGAGTCGCCGTCGATGAGGATGACAGAGGCATAGTATTGGCCTTCGACAACAGACACGTTTCTACCAGCAAGCATCTTCTTGAAATAATCGACCCGGTTCACACCATGTAAGTCCCAGGTGCCGCTGTCAATGTCAAGCGACACGCTAACCTTGGTGCCGGGCTTTGCGATTTGTTCTAGATCGTCTGCCGGTTGAAACCGGAGGCTGTAGAAGCTTTTCCCTGCTAGGGCAAAAGCAATCTCGTCAATGTAACCTTCAAACGTTCCGAGATGACTTACTGATCGACCTTCGCAGTCGCCTTCAGTAGTAACGGTCCAGATACCGTATGGCTTATAGAGCTTTAACTTAGACATTTGGAAATCCTCCAAAAAATGTGATGTAAGCGGTCTATCCACCTACAAACTTATTTATGTCTTAATACTACACTACTTTTGATTTCTTGTCAACCGGATACTTAACCAAAACGGGCGGGTGAATTCCGTCGGGAACATTAGTCATTTTTCCTGGGTAAAAACTGTTTATGTCCTTGTTCACCGTAACAGTAAGAGGAGACTTCTTAACAGGTCGGGACAGAATATTCCACATCTGCGCCCTCTCGTCGGGGATAAAGTGTTGGCACTTTGTTGATCCTTGCGGGTAGCTAAAGCAAGCATATGACTGCCAGTGCGGGTGCGGGTCAGAGGTTACCCTAGCGCACATTTCTCGGCTTGGGCAAGAGCTGTTTGAACACATTGTGAAGCTAGGCATTTTTATCCTCGATAAGGTGACGGAGTTTATACTCAAGATTTCCATCCAGACGCCATTCTAACCAGTTAGGTGCGCTTAGTGCTTCTACTATTTTTTTGTGCCCTGCTTCGGCGTCTTCTACGTTATGATAACGCATCATGTAACCGTCAAGCGGACCACCGAAGATCATAGTCTCGAACATTCCGCCATGGTGCTCCACCCCTAAGAACACCGTGTTAACGCGGGTGTCACGAATGGTCTTATCACCTAACTGCTGCGGGCCGACCCAATCCTTATCATCTACTAGAACAATGCATCCGTCAACTAATTTATAAAACTGTATCCCAGTCATTTGAATCTCTTTCCTTTCCTGGTTGCGGACTCGTCAGTTCCTGAATAATAATCAGGAGATTTTTTAGAAACCCATTTAATGAATTTTTGTATTTCTTCTCGTTCGAGAATTCTCTCAATCGTGTTATAATAGTTCACCATCTCTCTCTCTGAGATTGTAGCATGAAGGAACCTGTGGCAAATCTTGTGTAGGGTAACAGTCTCTTTACCCTTAAAGGTTTTAGGAATAAGGTGGTGCTCGTCAATATTTGCCCCAAGCTCTCGCTTGCAGATCTTGCAGATTTCCATTATACATCTATCACCATTGGCGGGTTAGTGTGCATGTATTCCCTGTTACACATTGCGACATTGTAGAATCTGGTGTCGTCTACCTCAGCAGTTCCGTATCCTTCGTGGATGTGACCATTGATCCAAATCTTTGGTGGTTTCTGTGAATTAAACTGGAAGTAATTACGGTATTCCGTTGAGCCTGCGTAGTGTCCTCTCATAGTAGTGTCGAGGATTCCATGTACCGGCATGTGGCTAACGATGATGTCGTGGTAACCGCAGGCGTCGACATATTCGTACAGCTCATCTCCATCAACATTAAATGCCCACCGCGGCAAATCTGTTACGAACGGTAGTCCGAGCAAAGTCATCTTGTTAGGCAGCATAAACGAACGGTAATGTGCGTTTCCTGGCAGTCCGATACACATAACTCCGGCGCTGCGCAGGTTTTGTAACGCCGGCCCCGGATATACTTGCATGTGGAAATCGTGATTGCCCGGAACATAAATTTTTACTTTGTGCGGCAATGATGCTAGCCATTCAACCCGCTCCCGCCATTCATCGGGATAACCGTCTTGCATCAAGTCGCCTGCGTGAATAAACACATCACCATCAGGGACAGGCATGGTTGGAACTCTGTGGGTGTCGCTAGTTGCTACTATTCTCATCACTCAATAACTCCCAGACTATGTTATTTTCTAAGCAATACGCTTGGAACTCTTCGTCCGTCATCCATCCTTCGAAATCGTCTCTCTGCCACGGTTCTTCTAAAGTACCAAACACCTCTTTAGTAAAAACAGTGCGGCCAATCTTGTTAGGCGAGCAACCGAAACCTCCAGTTGCCCTGTACACTAAGTTCTTAAATGTTCGGTACTGAGGTTGCAGGTTTTCTTCGTGCATGACCAAGATCTTACCGTTCAGATCAACGCCAGTTAACGGTCTACACGGAATGTTCACAGTTCAACTTTCAGTTCAGTAGGAGGGTCAATGACCTCGCCGTGTATATCAATTTGCTTGCGCTCATCGAGCGTTGGCATGTTGTCACCGTAGAAGTGATGCGTTGTGATTACTTCGTCTGACGGTAAGTCGTATTTTACTTCACTAAGCAGGTCATTGACCTTCTCGATGTCGTAATAGTTAGGTAAGCGTATTAGGTAAGTCTTCTCTTTATCTTTTTTCTTAGTTGTAAAGACCAGTTTCATATCGTGTTTTAATTTCTAAGTTGATTAATTTAATCGGCCAGTATTTGCTGCAAACTCTTTCTTCTAACCCCTTTAAGGTTGATTCAATTCTAACAGAGTCCCCTTTCTTCATTGCTGCTATCGGATCTGCTGTGTATCTAAAGCATGTTTCTTTATTACTGCACTCTTTATCTGCACACAGGTACAAAGCCGACATATGAAATCTCCGAGGTTAGGTAATGCTTATCACGCTATCTATTCTGAAGCTCCGCCAGTCATTAATATCGGTTACGAATACGCGGAGGACATCTGTATTTACCTTCCGCTCTTTTTTCTCGGTGTTTTCACGCATCAAACTAGGTGGAAGCAAATTGCTCGTAAGCGTACAGGGCATTACCCTGCGCTCACCATTTACTTTCGTAAATTCCACCTGGCATACACCTTTGCTCAGCATCTCAATAAGTGCTAGCCGTTTTTCGTCGATTGTTTGGTTTACGTTGAATGTCATATTAGTCCTTAAAGTGAGTCCACGTTCCAAAATTCCACGCTCCACCCTTTGATACGGTGAGACCGAGTCATATCAGGTACGACATCGTCGATAAGCACCGCACGGGTAAAGTTGTATTGGTTGCAGACGAAGTTAAAAAATGCGTGTTCCTTGCCGCGCAGTTGAATAAACTCCGACACCTCGTGACCCTTCTCCCACCTGTCACCAGTATGGTCAAAGTCAGCTCGCATCATGTCCTGCACTGACGGCCAAGACATGACAGGCAAGCCAAGAGCGTCTTCAATGCGAGGCTTTATGTCGTCGTTAAACCGATGCTTGTCTATTTCGTTCCAGATGGCGAAGCTGAAGATGCGAACCTCGTCTGCGTTGTTTTGCTCAAGGAACGACCTGATGCGTTGCACGTTAATCAGGTCAGGCGCTTGCCAGGACTCGATTATGGTCTGCTCAAGGTCAATAAAGAATAGATTAGGTTTCGCGAACATAAAAACATTGTAGCATCAATTGCGATGCTTGTCAACCATTACTTTACCGCAGGTCTTGGGGCAAATACTGGTAGCTTGTTATGCTTTGAGCGCCGTATAAGATCACGTTAGATACGTCGGTTCTCGTTGGTGCTATCCTGTTAGGGTATCCAGACAGGTAGGTGCTGTCTTTAAGATAGACCGCGACAAAATCGTTCCACTTAGCGTCTGCTGGCACCCCGGTCTCTTGCGCGGAGGTATAAGACTCGAGCATTAGTAATTTAGGATTCCCGTTTACTTGCGACCACCTGGCGAGTGCGTTTCCGGAGTCAGGATAGAAGCGCCAGCAGTCAACTGGGTATCGATGGAACGCTCCGTTAGATGGTGCGTTTAGATAAAACACGCCAGACGGTTTTAGGATTCTTATAACTTCTAAGAAGGACATCCAGAAGAACTCCGAATGTTCAAAACACGACGAGCTAACGACAACGTCTGTGCTGTTGTCATCAAATGGCAGCTTGTATGGGTTAGTGAGGATAACATCTACGCCTTTGCCTGCTGCGAAATCTACACCAACGTATTCCATGTTTGGTGAGCACACACTTTTTAGAGACCCGTTTATATCTTGTGCCCCGATGTCGATTACTTTGCCGCCTGGAAGATGATCAACATACTTTCTGAAAAAGTCGTTGCCGTTTGTCATTGCTGTTGTGTGCACGTTAATCCTTTACGAAGTTTCCGTTAGGGCCAATGTTTCCTTCAACCCCAATCGTATCTAATTCTACTACCTTTGTCTGATCTACTTTTGAGAATAACAAGTGCTCGATATCAATGTATCCGCCCGATTGAATACAATCTACCATTGTATTCCGCATTTCTTTAAACATCTGGGATACGCTATGCAACTCTGACGTCGGGAAACTCCAACAGCGACTCATATATTGTTCTGTGACACCGCTAGTTGTCTGTGGGCTAAACTGTGATGTCCTGCGTTTAGCAAAAACCATCTTGTCTGGGTAAGCGTCGTACGCGTTAGGTAAGAAGTTCTCGTTTAGAAGATAGCGACCAGACACCTTAAAAATTCGATCACAGTTTCCAACATATTGCTCAATGAGCGGCAGCGTCTCTCCAAAGCAGAGGATCTCGGTTAAGTTTTTAACTATGTCCCAGTTGTCGCTCGTGTAAATCTCTTTCACAGAACCGTCGGCTGAGCAATCTACTACAGCATCAACGCTAGCCTGTAGTATATCTTTCTGCTCTTTAGTTAAAGGCTCGGCCGCCATCTCAACTAAGAAGATGACAGGGTCTGGTACCCGTATCCTAATGCTTTTGATTGTGTCGAGAGTTTGTGCCAGGCGTTCTTCAGCTGAGAACACGCCGAACTTTGTGTTAATGGCTGAGGTTACTATAAACGCAGGTTTCAATTTGGTTCGACTTCCGGTTTAGCATCGATGAATTCTTTAATAAACTTAATCGCTTTGCGCGAGGTGTCAAACACGTATTCTTCGTTGCCGTCTTCAGTGTTAAGCGTACACACGAAGCCGTTCTTTACTTTTCGGATTTCAATGGATTCAAACATAAGGCTACTCCTCCAGGTTATGAATTACTATAACACAAAGGAGTAGCCAAGGTCAAGCGGATCGGTTAGATGATTTCTAACGCGGTCCCACATTCAACACAGAACTTTGAATGCGCCTTGTTGTTACGACCGCAAGTTTGACATTTTGGCTTAGCTTTGACCGTAACGGGCACCTTCACAATCTCGCCCTTTGGATCTTCGCCGAGCAAACGAATTACCATTACATGCTCTTCGGCTTCAGTCGGAAAACTTGCTACATAACTAAACTTTTGATCCGATACCGAACCTGGCACAGTAATGCCCGCATCTGAGAACGATCGCATCGGTGACGATACCGCATTAGCCGAAAATACCGACTGTGGCGTTATAGACTTAGACTTAGACTTAGTTGCTGCTGCATCGTTGGTGCAATTTACTGACCCGATCATCGATGAACTGCTTCCATAAACCGGACTACCAGGGTAGTTGTAGTAAGGCCAGTGATACGGGTAATGATGGACAGTGTTATGGTAGACATGGTCAGTTACAACCGTAGTCTTTGGCAGCACTTTTTCATATTGGAAGGACACACGGATAAGACCGTCTTCCGCTTTGATGCCGCGTGGGCCATCTTCAATCTTTGCTGTGCGTTCGATGAACTTGAAACGGTTGCCTTTGTTCATGTCCTTCACAAAACGCTCGATATCGAGATCGCTATTTGCGTTGACGACAAAACCATCAGGGCAAACTTGAGTTCCGTCGATTTCTACCTTTACAATAGCACGACGCGAATCAAGATTCTTTACAAATATGCTATACTCTTGGCTGAAGGGGATGTACACGACATCTTTAAATTCCCGCAAAACCTTGCCATTAGCTTTAAGGCAGCAAACCATTTTTTGATGATACATCATTTGTTTCTCCTTTTACGGTCCACGGAGTAAGGACCCATTTTATAACTCCGTTGATTTTTGTGTAATGTACCATTACACTACACAAAATTATTTATGTTCTAATAATCTCCTTGCTTTCTTTTCGGCGTGTAGCTTTACTGCTGCTTGCCTCTTTTCTTCTCGTTCTTCAGGAGTAAAGTTTCCTCTAAGTTTCTGAACACGAACATGTGTTATTTTCTTACCATCACGCAAATCTTGATCAATGTTTGAAAAAGTTTTAAAGATCGAGTCTGGACTATTCTCCGCTGGAAAAATTCTAACTGATCCTGGTAATGACTCAAACAGTGCCATTACTTCTTTCTTAGGAAAGTAAAACCATTCACCATTGATACGGTTTTCTTTGAACTGTTCGTGTAAGGTAGTCTCCATAAGAGAATGATTCTGCGCTTTCCATATTCCGATAACTTCAATCTTAAACGGTAACAGAATCCCTAAGTTCTGAATCCTTAGCTCAGGAGTCTTCGACTTTCCAATCTTATACCATCGGAAAGTTGGATTACCAATCAAATATACATAACCAGACATATTACCTTCTATTAGTTATAACAGGATAGATTGGTGGATTCGACCACCTCGCATAAACTTGAAGTTATCTCTGTTCATCCTTTATCCATTTTGTTGCTGTAACTATCCTAAAACTTACTGCCACTACGGGGACAACCCACCACTTAGTGAAAATTAGCACTAAGACTATTATTCTGCTGCTGGTTCAACTCTTGCTGCGCGGTTCTTATTCGCTTCGTTCCTTGCTGCATTACGCACTTTAGACGCTGCTTCGTGAATCGCAATGCCCATCGCTCGCATCCAGGCTTTCTTAAATTCCTTCGTGCGACCTTTCATTAGCGCCGCCTGTGCTTTGATTGCGGTTGGCAGCTTCATTCCTTTTGGGCACTTCACACGACGTGGCTGCTCTACGCCAGGTTGCTTGTTAATGCTTGTGCTTTGGTCTACAACTGGTTGATCTGTCATTTTGGTTCTTTCTTAAAGTGTTTAATAATAATACTACCTACTAGGTAGACAATCAAGTTATTTGGCTAAATACGGTATGGAAAGGCACATTTCAAAATTCATCATATTCTTAGTAATACTCGGTATTATTTCTACTTCTGCCGCCGCGTATACTCTACTAGCAGGATTGACTACGTTTAGTTGGTTACCCTTAATCGTAAGTATCGTTACCTTTATTGCGCTAGTTTATCCTATCGTAAAATACGCTAGCCCTATGTTATACCATAGAAAAGGAAAAACGCTACGCTTGTTTAATATAGAAGAAGACGTAGTGCCTAAATTACTAAATGAGGTTTCCGGTTCACTGGTATTAGGACATTTTGTACTATGGCTACAGCCTAAGAAGAATATTAAGACAGGAGAAATACATTCAGCTGAATGTTTAGTACGGTGGGATCATCCCACCAGAGGACTACTTGGTCCAGACCATTTTATTCCAGTATTAGAAAAAGCCGGAGCGATCAATGACCTAACACGATACGTCATTAAAGAAGCTACAAGACACTACAAGAAACTAATTGCTGCTAACATTGACATTTCGCTATCTATAAATGTTAGCCCAAATGACATTGTCGACCCTGCTACTATGACAACTATCATTAAGAGCATTGTAGCTGCGGATATGCTGCCTCATAAGCTAATACTCGAAGTAACCGAAACAGCAATTATGCTTGATCCCGACGCATCCTTTAAGGTGTTAGTAGCGTTGGAATCCCTTGGTGTTAAGATTTCCATTGACGACTTTGGGGCTGGACATTCGTCGATGACTTATCTGAAGAACTTCCCCATCCACGAAGTTAAGATTGACAAATCGTTTATTACTGAAATAGATTCACGTAAGGATGAATACAACATTGTGCGGACTATTATCGAACTGTCACATTCGTTAGGTGCTACTGTAGTAGCCGAAGGGGTAGAAACAGAAAAGATTGCTAACCTCCTTGGACTACTACAATGCGACGACATACAAGGATATCACTTGTCCAAGCCGATGCAACTAGACAAGTTTATCGAATGGATTAATAACCGTACTTCTTTAGAAAGTCAGTGAATTCCGGAGCATAGTCGAGTATTGAGTTTTTTCTTAAACTCTCGTAAGCCATAAGACTTTTAACTAAGTTGCGCCGCTCTTGCTCAACATTATCCGGAACAACAAAGTTAGTCAGCAAGTCAATAAATCCATACACTGTATTTGACTGAACCTGCTTTAGATTTTTCTTATCTCGTTGGTTTGCAACTACCTCTGCCCTAATCAACCCATTCCTTACTGCAACTGCGTTTAACTTATCTATTGCAATTTGCCTCAGGTTCGGTGGTAGTAATTCAACCCTTAACCAGGATGGACGATACAGTATGTGACACGTCTCGGCATGCAAGTTGTTGTCAAGTATAAATTGTATCAGTTCGTCAATGTAGTATATAGTAAAAATATTTGGTGTAATTCGTACCTGTAGCGCAAGTGATGGTGTTGTATCCTTTAACTGTTTTACTGCGTTGATAGTTGCCAACACGTCGCCTATCATTGATGGGTACCTGACGTAGTCGTTAAGTGGACCGACCGCCTCTATGCTTAATCCTAAGTGGAATCCCTTAAACTCTGGTATAATCTTTAGAGCACGTTCTGTTAATATGCTGCAATTGATTGTAGTACCTATTATCATCTGCTTTGCCTTTCCGGTGCTAATAAGTTGCTCGCAGATGTCAAAGAAGCTATCTAGAATAAAAGGTTCACCTCCTAGTAGTTGCATGTAATCTAAGTTAGGGAACGTTGAGAGCTCGGAAGCGAATTTCGACAGCAGGTCCTGGTTAGCGGCCCAGTGGTAATCTTCTTTGCCTGGAAGTTCGATTAGCTCTGGGATTATCTTGTGTAGCTTGACGTGATCTGCTTTAACTCGAGAGCTAGACTTAGGAACACACATTATACAAGAAGCGTTGCAAGTGTTCTCAAGATCAACCTGTAAGTCTATCGGTGTCTCTAATGTGTGCCCGTCATTGGCATCGCTGTATTCGAACATGTTAATATGCGGGCTTGCAGTAAAGTCGCTGTCTGGAGAATCTAGCTTACTCCGGAACAATTGCATTTTTCTTCCGCTCAAGTTGTTGTTTGCATCCTCATAGTGACAATTGCTGCAAAAGTCAACGGTCCTCCCTTCGAGAAGGTCTTTTCGTAGTGCTCGCATTTCGTCAGAGTTAAAGTATTCTGCTATACTAGTGGTTCGTATGTTGTACTTCGGATCTGTCACTTTGCCCCATCGGCATTGTTTAAACCCACCGTCAGTAGCTATTTTGACATGGAGCCAGGGGCTTGAGCAAAAGGTATTCTTATCAGGGGTCATCCGTTATTTATAGATCTTACCAAAGTAAGTCAATATTTCCTTTCAAATATTTGTCAGCTGGCGCACGTTTTCCGGTTAGATGATCTGTAACTGTGTTATCCTGGAATCGGATTGTCCTAATTTTGTCACCGCGCATGCCTGATCCAACCTGTGTTTTTCGAAGGTCTGCGGTCTTACCGTAATGCTCAGACTCGGCTCGCGATTGAACCCTGGACACAATCTCCTGCTTTGCTTGCTCAAGGCTATTCTGTCGGCTACGACATTGCGCCGTGACAACTGTGCCAGATGGAACATGAGTTAGTCTACAACTGTTTTGATGCTTGTTTCTGTATTGGCCACCGCACCCTGTTCCGCTGTACCATTCGATCCTAAGGTCAGAATCGTTGACAGAGAACTGTACCTGCGTTGGGTCAATGACTGCGACTGTTACTGTGGAAGTATGAACGCGACCTTTACGTTCTGTAGGAGGGACACGTTGTATCCTGTGTCCGCCGGGCTCATTGTCGAGATGACTTAGGTCTGCTGCTTGAACCTCAATGTGTATCTCGCCTAACCTTGAGGAGATTAGACGGTGAATTCAGCCAAGGCGACTGAACATTTTTTGATATGCTGCTGCTAAATCCTCGACGAAGAGCTTTGCGTCTTCGCCACCTTCTGCTGCCCGGATCTCTAAGATTCTTTTTTGCATTTTATTTTCCTCAATTATTCGTAACATGTTGCTCTCTCCTTAGTTGGGTCTTTCCGTTTTACTCTCTTCTTGTGCTGCAATGCGCTCCACTTCAGCGCAAACATAAACGCCATGTCTTCTTCTACGATGAAGATAGCCCAGCAATCCTTGTAAGGCTTCCACAATGTTTTATCGTCGCAAGGTTCGTTCCAATGACCGTAGTGCTCAATGTCGGCGTCGATTTCCATTCCCCACAGCAGAATCTCGTCAACCCAATCCTGATAAGGTCTGCGAGAATAACTTGCATGCCAGGTATTGGCGCTGTTATGCAGGTGTCTAGGGATACGGACTCGTAGTTTCATTGTTCCCAGTAAATGAGTTCTTGATGCTCGCACTTAGTGCACTTGAACAGATCCCAGCGCCCGTAATGTGCAGAGTGGTCAAATTTCATTTGGTGCTCACATTCAACTTTAGTATCAGGTTCGTCCATCATTCGGTCGAGGCTTTCGCCGAATGTGCTGCGGTTGTTATACTCTGGTCCAAAACTCATTATAGCGCGTCCTTTAAGGAGAGATACATTTCGTTGTACTTCTTCATCCTAGTAATATCTTTGTCGGTAATACCTTTTAGTCTGCGGATATCGCTGTTGTGACGAAGGGCTGCAAGCTTGACGGCAATTGCGTCTTTGCTTGTTTTGATGCCGTCTACGTATTCCTGATGTGACTGGCCTTTTACTTTTGTAAGCAGGCGGAGCGTTTCGACAATCCGGGGAGTGAATCCCATTGCGTACAAATCAGCAAAGGTAACATCGCTGTCTTCTACTACGTCATGCAATACAGCAATAGCCATCAGTTCCAAATCGTCGGACTTGAGATAATGCATCACCTTCAGCGGGTGAAGGCATTCCGCCTTTATCATATTGTCCCATATGTTTTTCGGATGCTAGGGCAATTGCTTTTGCTAGAAGGTGTTTCATTTGTGTTCCCTTTTTGATTATCAAAAAGCCCAGAAGTCAACCGAGCTATTCACCAACAGCTATAATCGCTTATGTCCTTTTTCTTCTCGCATTGCGGGCAGAATGTTTCAACTTTTGTTCCGATGCCGGATTCAGTAAACATTGTAGTGACTGCTGAGTTACATTTCTTGTGATGCTTTCTCTTAAATTTTTCTAGCTTCTCATTCTCGATTTCATTGAGCTGAAAGGTGATTGTTGCCATCTTTACTCTCCTTGTTGGATAATATCGTATGCTTTCTGGACCAATGCTGCTTGGCTCTTTCTTCCTACCTTATTAAATTCTTCTATGCTTAGCCATACCCGCTTTCCTGTTTCAAAGTGCGGTTGAGCAAACTTGTTCGGCACCTTAACTTTAGCAACAAACAAAGACAGATTATAACTTTCATCTAACCCCGTTATTCTTTCGGTTCCGATAGATCTTAATGCGACGATGTTACTACTCTGTAACCCTAGCTCTTCTTCGCCCTCTCGCATTGCCGCTGTTGCTGTGTCTTCACCTGGATCGATCGAGCCTTTAGCAATCTGCGGGAAAGATCCACCGTACGCCGGATTAGACGGGATCATAAACAACATGCGAATCGCGCCGTCTTTATTCGTGTAGTAAGGGATTACGCCTGCTTTCTGTTTTTCTTCTACTTCAACTATCCTCATAGAATGAACATTCCCCAGAAGAACGGAGGTATAAAGAAAAAGTGCAATTGAGGTGACCATATAACAACCTGACTAGGCAAAACTTGCTTACGCTTGTAATCGGCCAAACTTATAACATTTGATTTCACTTGTTTTACCCCTTTAGCTATTTATTCTGCGAGTAAGACCTTGAAAAAAGTAAAGTCTCAATTTCAATGTGCACAGAAAGCCAATTCTTTAAGATTCGAGCTACGTCAGGTATAAACGTTGTATCGAGTAGCATTGTGTTATACAGTTCTGCCGACATTCGTATAAAAGACGCATGAGTTTCTTTGTGTCCATCGTAGTCAGAGTATATCAGATCTTTCATCATTGACTCTTCGTGCGCAAAATGCCTCCGAATGGTGTCTAGTAGCTCTGAAATTGCTGAAATTGACTCTGATTCAGACACTTTACCTATGTTTTCTGTAATGCTATCACACCTGCTGAATAAGTCCTTGTGTTCTTTGTCGATATCGGATAATGTGTACATAAAGCTATTTATTTGAATAGTCAAAAGAAAGCCCACCGAAGCGGGCTTTCCTGATCGATTTGGTTACAAGGAGATCAATCCCCGTGGTGTTCGGTTATTAAGCGAACGCTGCCGAAGTTGCAGCAACTTTGGAACCGCCGAAACGGAAACCTTTAGCTACTGTTACTTTGACACCAGATGCAGATGTTTTTGCATTTGTAGTTTTTGTTATTTTAACGTCTTCCCTGACGATTCTCCGCTCGGCTACTTATTACTCAATCGAATCCATAATCGAGCCCATTAGTAAAAATACTACTTAATACTTTTACTGGTGGACTCGCCGGGGTTCGAACCCGGGTCTTGAGCACCTTTGACCTAACATCAACGAATTCTTTACTTACCTATTAATTGCTCGTTTAATTAACTCATGTGTCATTATTGCTAACTTTTCTCGAACTTTCAGCTCTTCTACTTCAATTTCTTTTAATCGATCATTTAGATGATCGACCGAGGCAAGTAGCTCCTCGGTCTTCATCCGATCTAAAAACAGATCCTTCACAGCCTTATGGAAGGACGATGCCGCAATGTTCTTCAAGGTACTGAATAGCCCGGCTGTGCTTCGGCAGGAAGTCTGCAATGTACGCTGCCTGATCTGCCAAGATGTGACGGTTGGACAGGATCAGTGCTTCGTGGCGGCTAGGAACGTATGGTACCCAGAGCAGTTCCAGCCCAGCTTCAGCAAGAGTAAACGCCCCCTTCTTGTTGTTGCACTTCCAGCAAGCAGCAACACAGTTCTCCCAGATGTCCTTACCACCACGAGATACAGGGTGGATGTGGTCACGTGTTAGCTTGCTTTCTGTGAAGTGCTTTCCACAGTAGGAGCAGGTGTGCAGGTCTCGACGGAACAGGTTCTGGTTAGTTAAAGCAGGCGTCTTACGGCTGTGCTTGAACTTGCCCTTGATGCTAACAATGGTTCCGACCTCAACATGAGACTGTAGTCCTGTCATGCGTGACATTCCGCCTAAGAACTGGTCTTCGTTACCCATTTCGAAGGACACAAGGCCCTTACACTTTAGGGTAATAGCGTCCTGCCAGTGGAGCCACTGGTGCGGCGTGCCGTCTGCGGTCAATGCCAAAATCTGCGGATGTCTCATATTGCCACCTTCATTTAACCTTTCTATTAGAGTATTTATGCTACTTGGACTTACCTATAACTATAACATAGATAAAAGAAAAGGTCAACCGAATTGTCGACCTTTTTAATCTATGCTTACTGCATAAAACTTTTAAATTGCGAAGCTTTCCCCACACCCGCACTCAGATTTAAGATTTGGGTTATTGTAGCGGAACCCCTCTTGAAGACCTTCTAATACATAGTCGAGCTCGGTACCATCAATGTATAGTAAGCTCTTGGGATCAACAAACACCTTTACGCCGTAGCTTTCAAAGACTAGATCGTCGTTGTTCGGAGTATCAACAAACTCCAAAGTGTACGACATTCCGTTACACCCAGAAGTCTTTACACCGAAGCGTATTCCTGCTCCTCTGCCCCGACGTGTTATATATCTTAACACATGGCCTGCTGCTTTCTCAGTCAACGTGATCATGAAAACGAGCTCCCACATCCGCAGGTAGACTGAGCCGAAGGATTTTTAATCGAAAACGACGACCCGTTTAAATCTTCTGTGTAACCAATCTCAGAGCCTACTAGGTATTGATAGCTTGCAGCATCAACTAAGAACTTAACTCCGTCCTTTTCGACTACGGTATCGTCTTCATTGATAGTCTCGTCAAAGGTAAAGCCATATTGAAAGCCCGAGCATCCTCCACCAGTGACAAATGTACGAAGCATCAGTCCTGGGTTGCCTTCCTCGGCTATCAGTTCTTTTACTTTTGCTACTGCGCTATCTGTAAACGTAAATGCGTCCATGTATTATTCTCCGTTTAGTAATGCATCTTTGTATCGCTGAACTGCTTGACTCAAAACTACTCTGATATTGTCACGTGGTAAATCTTTAATCAACGTTCTGTGCGGGAATTCTAACCCCACAGTTGCTAGTTCGAACTTTGGAGAGCACGTTAAACGTTGCAATGGATATCGCCTTTCTAGAAACGTGTCAGAAAAACCAACTGCCCACTCTCTGTCAATATCTCCGTTTGTCCAGTTGAGGTTATCAGTCCAGGTATAATATTTATCTGACTGCCTCGAGAACTCACTAGACCCGTGTACTTTGTCACCTTGTGGGATATACAATGGGTTCATCCTGACTAAGTCAATCGGAAAGTCTATGTTTAATAGCTTTTCCGACCAATCTTGGATCGTTTCTTTAGTCTCAAACGGCAAGCCACAAATAAACGAACCAGTAGTTCCAACGTTTGGCATACAATCGGCAAACTTGTGCAGCTCTTCGATAATGTAGTCTGGTGATGTGCCTTTACCTATGGCTCTCGCCGACGGACCGAAGAACGACTCTAAGCCAAAATAAGCATCAGTAATGCCACCGTCTTTAAGAAGCTGGTATTGTTCGGGCCTAGACCTAAGTAGATCTAGCCTAATATGAGCAAAGTATTCGAGGCGGAACGGCAAAGACTGTACTATGTCTGCCATCATCTGTAATTTTTCGATGCTGTCGTTGTGCGTGTCATCCATGTACCAGAACTTTGTTATACCAAATTCATAATATGACTTAAGGATTTCTTCCTTTACGATTGCAGCATGTTTTGTGTAGTCATTCTTCTTCCTACCTATTAGGTCAAACGTGCAAAACTTGCACTTGAACACGCATCCACGTGACACCTCAAATGGGCGCACCTTGGAAATAAAATAGTCGTATTTTGAGTAGGTCAGTTGACTTCTGGTAAACTTAGCTATATCCATTTTACTTGTGCCGTCTACCGATTCGGTACCTGAATTTAAGTACTCAATAAACGCATCTTCGCCGTATCCGAGTATTACTGCATCGACCTTATAAGAAACCAGAGTGTCAGCATTTGGGCCGCCTAACACAATCTTAATATTCGGGTTAATAGACTTAGCTAGTTGTACTGCGGTGGCAAAGATAGAAGAGGCTGCTGAGAATTTCTTGTAACCTTGCATCCAGGTTGTGCTAATCCCTAATACTAAAGTATCTTTACCAACCGCCAGAGTTACCGCTCGGTGTAACTCTGGCTCTGTAAATGCCTGAACAGCGTCGATGACCTGGCAAGTATAGTTTGCGTTGCGAACTGCTGACGCAACGGTATAAACTCCTGCAACATTTAACGAGCCGAGCGAAAAGTTTCGGTCTTTGTCGTCTGCTGCGCTGCCGGACAGTAATAACACATCAACATTACGTTGAATCACTGTGGTTCTTTTTGTAATCTGCTATAGCTGCTTTAATGGCATCTTCGGCGAGGATGGAACAGTGGATTTTGACCGGAGGGAGAGCAAGTTCCGCTGCAATAGCAGTATTATTAATCTCTGTTGCTTGGTCAAGTGTTCTACCTTTGAGCCACTCAGTAACCAATGAACTGCTCGCAATAGCACTACCGCAACCGTAAGTCTTAAATTTGGCATCGGTTATCACCTTTGTATCTGAATCAACTTTGATCTGGAGTTTCAGTACATCTCCACACGCCGGGGCCCCTACCATACCTGTGCCAACCTCCGTGTCACCTTTTTCAAACGAGCCGACATTACGGGGATTCTCGTAATGGTCTAAAACTTGTGCTGAGTATGCCATACCTTTACTCCTTTGTTAATATTTACCGTTTCTCTCCGAAGAAGTATTCACGGTCAATCAGTCCTTGCTGAATTTCTAATACTGCTGTTACCGTCGGCTTGTGTACTTCTTTGATCCTCGAAGGAGACCCTTTACTGATCTCGTATGCGCGAAGCGAAGCAGCAAGAATCATTTCGTAGCAGTTCCCACCAAACATCTTCGTAGCCAAAGCAACATCTTCAGCAACTGGCTTTGACGAAAGCGTCTTACGGTAAGGTAGTTCAACTTTGGTTGCTTTTGTCTTTCGCATTTTGACTCTCCTGTGTATGAGTAATAATTATACGCTCTCGAAGTTTAAAGTTCAACTAATTCGGTGATCCGCTGTGTTCAATTTGAGGTGTTAGCCAGTACAAGTACCCGCAAAACAAGCAGGTATTTTGTAAGTCATTGATTTTAAAGAGATCCGCAAAAACGTGCGGATCTGTAAGTCATTGATTATTCAATGGTTTTGTAGAGTTCGTCTAGCTTGCGTAGTGCTGTCTGCGCTTTGTCCTGTGTAAAACGTTGCGATACACTGGCAGGTGTTAGTCCCATCGTGACTAACTGCTCAGCAAAATCGTTGCTATTCACTGCGTCACGTAATGCGGTTGCGATCTTTGGCGAAAGCTGGTTGTTCGAAAAGGCAATAGCCTGTAACGATGTCTCTGGGAAGTTAGCCTGCGTAATCAGGGAGCCAATGAATGGAGCTTTAGCCCAGTTATCTTTCTTTGAAGATGCTAAACACTTAGCGCCATCAGTTACCATTTGTTTAGCTACTGTGCCACCGTAGAACATTTGTACTGTACCACTTACTACTGCGGTTTTTAGGTCACCTGCACCTTTAAAAGGTAGTATCTGAATGTTTAACTTTGAGTATTTCTTTAAGAGCTGCATTGTTTTCCAGTTGATGTCACTTGTAGGTGATCCAATTACTATTGGAGTCTGACTATCTTGTAAAGTCTTTAAAGTAATGTCTGGGCGACTGGGTGTCGTACATAGCATAAACTCCGAATCGGAAAGCGTAGCTAAGAACTTTAGGTTAATGTAAATATCTACTCCTGGACAGATGCCAGTTGGCTCACTACGAAGATCACTGTTTACACTTACTAAGACTGCGTCTTTGTTCTTGTTCGAATACTCTAATGCTTCTGCGCACGTCTTAAAGAACACTTTCTTATTCTCGATACCTTTGTCCAACAGTATCTTACCCAATACAGATACATGTTTGTCTGAACCACCACCCGGGGGATAATGCATGACAAATTCCAACTGTTGTGCTGTTGCCGATTGAGCAAATAGCATACCAGCAATAAGTAACCACTTTTTCATTTACTTCTCCTTTAGAAATTTAATAGATAGAACCTGTATAACTCGTCAATGGCTGAATCAGCAATGAAGAACGCAAACACTAACACGAGCTTCGAATCGTTTGCAGTTATCTTCCATCCTGCTAACACACATATCACAAAAACACTTAGTGAGAGCAGTAACTGGTTTCCTAAATACCCAAGCCAGGTAACCATTATTACCGCACTTAACAGCATTCCTTGGTAAAGGTACTTCTGAGTGTAATTGTAAAGCGTAATAACAGCTCGATACAGACTACCAGCTATTATCCATAATATAACATTTGACACAAACAAAGTCAACAAGATTGGTTTAATGTTGTCTGTTAAAAACGACACGCTAGTTGTTATTCCAAACCCCATTCCTTCTGCTATCCCTAGCAGTATTGACTCAGAATAAACAATCGGAATAGCCAAAAAGAGCAAAGGAATTAGAACTGTAATGGCTGCGCTATTGTTAGCTGATTCAGCTGCTAGTAATCGAGCTAAGCCGGAATCATTAAATTTCTTTTCGATGCGGTCACAAATAGAGCTACTTAAAGCGTAACTCGCTCCGGGTAGGATACCAATGAATCCCCCAAGGATACTTCCCCTAAGAACGCTTTTAATCTCTGTTAAACTAAAGAGCATTTTAAATCTGTTTGCTATCGTTAGGTTTATCCCATCAATTGGATTAGACTCCATTGGTTGCTTGTCTGCTAGTAGTTTTATCAGAATTGGTACTGTAATGAATCCCAGGAACAAAGCGTAAAACGGAAGTCCTGCGCTTAGTACGCTATAAGCAGGTGCAAGAATGTTAGCTCGGAATAAGACATCGAAGCCGATCTTCCCTAATGTCAATCCAGCAAGTAACATAACAAGACTCAGCGTCTTATTCTTAGTCAACATAACCATTGCTACCATAATGACTACATACATTGCTGTCAATACGGTATTATGGTAAACCCAAAGTAAGCTAGGCAACTGGCTAAACACTAGCAGCAGCATACCAATGCCCAATGTAGCAGAGACGAAACTTGCTGTGCTAGTTAGTGATAAAACCTCTGCCCCTCTGCCTTGCTGAAACAAAGGATGTCCGTGCGTGACTGCGGGCATACTCGATATCTCACCAGCTACTCCGTACACTATAGAAGATACGCTTCCGAAGTACTGTGATGCTGACACTAGTACCGCGTAGAAAATAAACAAAGACAGTAGATCGACGTTCTGTAACAGCGGAAATAGAATTAACAGCACTGTCGCCGATCCAATTCCCGGCAAAAGACCTACTATTATTCCAGTTAACATTCCTAGCAATGATGCTAAAATAATTTCCATCACGTTCCTAAGATGTAGGGCTTTCCAAGAAACCCTGCATAGTCACTTATGTCTTGCGTGGGGCTTGATAGCAAACTATGGCGCAGCATGTAAGATACTAACGTGTTATCGTTATGTAAACTTTGCCAGGCATTCACGTATCCTAATGCTTTTGTTTCTCCCGTCAACAAAAGACTTTTCAACTTAGTGTCAAACTTTGCTACGGAGTAATAATTCTTATTCATTAGTTCCTTTATATCCATCTGTGCCAATCGTATAGACGTCGACTTCTGTAAGAAGCTAGCACTAGCAGTAAGTTCGGTGTCGCGCCCACATGCACTAGCAAATGCTGTGTAGTCTAAATGAGTACTTTTACCTAGTTGACCAAAGCTACTCCATCCTTCATTGGCGGTTGGTACATAGCTCTTAATGAATTTTAGCAGAGCATGATTTTGTTTAATGTGTAACTCTGGAAGCGAAGACGAAACAAAAAAGTACTCTATTCTCGGCCATCCGATTCCGGGACGATATACTTTGTCTAAATGAACCGCACACCAATTGCCGTTTTGCCGAATGATGTGCGGCTTTTCGTGACCTGTTATTAAGCACCAGTTATCTCCTTTCCACGAATCTTCACAATATCTGTATACTTTGTTACCATGGCTTGAAAACCTGTAACGGAATAGTCCGCCTTGATCCTTTAGGATCCAATTATCTTCAAAGTTGTCGTTCCACGTTTCGTCGTCACGATGTAGTATTGTAATCTTTGTGCGAGGGTCTGGGTGATTAGCTCTGATCCAATCGGCGTTTGCCTTAGGATAGGACAAAGACTCTAACTCCGAGTCGGAATAACTAATAATAATTTCGTCAATAAAAACATTGTTGCGAAGGAAAGCACTATAAACAGTAATGCTATCAGTGCCTCCACTAAACGCCAATACGATGCGATCGTATGTTGCTGCAATCTGTTTAACACGCAAGTCGACAAGTTCTCTCATTGACTGCACCGGTTCTTTTGACCAATCAATCGCGTCAAATACAGGATCTTTAAATTCGAATCGAGGCAAAGCATCTGGACAATGCTCAGCTCCATATAAAAAAGCTAAAAACGGATTAAAGAAGGACCGGTCTCCGATCTTGTAAACAAACATCTAGATAACTCGTTTACTTACACCAACTTGCTTTGAAGCCACCGTTGTATGCGCGAGCGTACCCTGCTGCGATCAGCTTAGTTGCTAAATCTTCACCTTGTGCGTTGCGCAATCTTGCTAATACTCTGCCACCATACTTGTCCCAAGCAATTACCTCTACTGTAGTCGGTTTGCCTTTAATCTCTGCGTTCAAAAAGTCCCTTGCTCTTATTGCGTCGGCTTTTTCTTTCTCGCATTTCCCTGTTCGTAGTTCTGGGGTGTCAATTCCTGATAGGCGGAACCGAATCGCCCTCAGTCCAGGGATCGGTTTGTAAGTGCTAACTACTGTATCACCGTCATAGGCTACTAAGTCGCTGTACACCAATGTTTCTGCGTGTACTGAAACTGTTAAGACCATTGCTGCTATTGCTGTGAAAAGTTTATTCATCTGTATATCTCCTGTCAGTATTTATTAGCTGGTCTTCCATGTCCTTAACTTCTTCAACCATTGGGTCTTTGTTGGATGGAAAACGACCATACTGTTCCTTTACTAACAAGCAAATGTCACAATGCGTAATCTCTTTTCGGTGAAGGCAAATGGCTTCCATAGCGTATTTACCGAATAAATACTTTGTAACATAAGGAGATATAATATGATTAATTTCGCAATCGGAGTAGCAGTCGGCACAGCATTTGCGCCGTTCTGGATGGCTGTTTGGACCAACCAAATCAAGCCACTTGTTGTTAAAGTAAAGGCCAAACTCTTTAAGTCAGAGTAATTACTTTCCAGGAGGTACTGTTAGCTTCAACGTTACTAGGGAATTTTCATTCCCTAGTACCTCGATTATGGTACCTGTCGGCGCTAACGCAAAGGCGTAGATAGGATCTACGTCAATCATTTTACCGTTGAATATAATTTGTCTCGTTGAAGTATCTAATGTAACTATCATTCAGTATTTATAACGCAGATAAGAGAATAGGGGCCGAAGCCCCTATTGTCTTGAAAGCTCAATTATTAGGCGCTAGGAATACGAACAGTAGCGTTAATTGTTGCAGCAGTAGGTTCTAATACCCACGGAACACTGGCACCAGTTGCAAATTGCACGCCTGTTCCTTGAGTTAGTGTAGCCTTTCGAGCAGTTAGCTTAGTAACATAATACGTGCCACCTGCCGAATCGGTAGCAACAATTGCCATCTCACCAGCTACGGTCGGAACACTTGCTTTTAGTTTGCAAATTGCCGTACCGTCTTGCGTAGTAATCTTGTAACGGCTTCCACTGACTTGCTTAACTACGTCGTTGCCAGAAGTGCGGTTAGTTGCCCCAGCAGTAATACCTTGAACAACAATTGCGTTTGGGTTAGTTGTTGTCAATACTGCGGTTGCAGTTAAGGTACCTTGTGTGCCGCCGACTAGTGTAACAGCCGGTACTGAAGTATACCCACTACCTGCGAGCACAACGTTAACAGCTGAAATTCTACCTGCCGGAGCAGTAGTGCCACCAAGTGTAATAACTAAGTTATTGGCAGGACTTGTGCCGCCTAATGCTGTACCTAAAATCGTAATGGTTTCAGTAGGGATATAACCGGAACCGACGGAAGTTACTGCCTGAACAGCATAAACAGTCGCAGAGTGCGAAATTGTAAATACTGCACCGACGCCTGCTACGCTACCTGTAGCAACAATGCCAGGGTATTGTGCAGTACCAGCAACCGCAGTGCCGACTGGAGCAAAAGTAGTTGTAGCTACGATTGCGCCGGTTGCGTACACCGAAAGAGTACCAGTTGCAGTAATGCCACCGACAGTAGACGGTGCTGCAAAAGTAACCGAACCTGCACCGTAACCGGACGAGTTGTTAGTACCGCCTAGAGTTACACTTCCAACGCTTTCGCCGCCGAGACCACCTACACCTGTGTTACCGAAATATTTCTTGCTTAATGGACGTCCCATTTTGTTTCTCCTTTGTTTTGTATCTACTTCGACGTTCGAGGTCTACGCGGGGAATCCGCATAAAGTCATACTGTCAATAGTATTTAGCCTCTAAACAAAGAATACTGCTATTTGGTACCCACGGAAGGAGTCGAACCTTCATAAACTGGTTTAGGAAACCTGTTTCCGTCCATCGGCGTGGATGTAATTACTGGCCGCCACCTTTTAGTGCTTTAGCGTCTAGACACTCTTTAAGGTTAGGCTCTTTCTTGCACTTTTCTTCAAATGCTACTGCCTCTTTCTGTGGTTCTGTTAACTGATTACAGCCAACTGCAAATAACATTGTTGCTGCTAGTACTGCGGATAACGATAACTTCATTTTTGAATCTCCTTTAATTTGTTTACTACTTATTCGCTCTTTAAAGCCTCAAAATTTTTGGTACCCGAGGCCGGATTCGAACCGGCAACCACTTACTTTTAAGGCAAGCCGTACTACCAATTATCGCACACGGGCATTTACAGGATAGCGCCTTTCGGCTTTTTGACTAGTGACTGAACCAATTCGTCTACGTTTAGCAAATTGCTAACCGACGGGACTCGAACCCGCATACCCCCAGTTTATTTTTAGTTGCTGTAACTATCCTAAATTTATTACTCGCCGAACTGTTCCCAGTTGTTGCTAAACTTAGCCTTCAACTTGGCAATATAGTCCTGCGTTTTGATCTTTACCATGTAGTCATCGCCCTTGGCAACAACACCTTCATCTAACTGTTGGTATCGTCCCATTCTCACATCGCGAATAAACTCTGCTGTAAGATCACCTTCGTATATCACTTCTGCGCACTCGGCCATGTCACCGAATGTTTCTAGAAATTGGCGCGGCCTCATACGACCTTGCTTATACAGAAATACATCAATTAGCTTTAGTTCTTTAGGATCGCCAAGTACATGGCCTCCTGCGAAACTCTGCGCACCAAAGTACTCAGTGAATACTGTAATGCGCTGCGGCTGTTTGACGAGTTGTTTGACACGATATTCGATCTCTTCTGCCATCTTGTCTTTAAACAAAGGGATAGCGTCTGCGAACTGCGAATCGTTTTCGTCAAACAAATGATTACGTGTTCCGTACTTAGTCCATCCTTGCTTCGGAGAATACTCCCAGCGTAGGTTAGAACCGTCATACTTGAAAAAGGCGATACATGATTTCCTCAGAGGAGATCTTTTGCTCCCCGGAATGCTTGGGTATTGCAACATACTTTAGTCCTTTATGTTAGGTCGAGCTAGAGCCAGACCAAAAGGCCTGGGCTCTTAAGTTGTGTATGATACCGATAAGCGTGAAAATACAGTCATGATGTGTTTCTCCTTTTTAGTTATAATAGTTGGTAGTGATCCCGGGTGTCGAGCCCGGTAGGTCAGCCTTATGAGAGCTAACTGTCTGCCGAGACGATCACTATTTGTTTCTGGAGTCAGCGGTAGGTATCGAGCCTACATCTTCGGTTTTGCAGACCGAGGCCCATCCATTTAGACCACGCCGACATGTTTGGCTTCCCATGACGGTGACGATCCGCCTCCTGCGGTTTTGGAGACCGCCGTTCTGCCAACTTGAACTAATGGGAAATTTGTTGCTGGTGCTCTTACCTGGAATCGAACCAGGGTTACATCCGTACCAAGGATGCGTAATACCACTATACTATGAGAGCAAAATCTTTACATACGAATCGAGCGTATCATCACCCAACTTCATGGCCTACCTTGCAATGGTCGACATATGCTCGGTTATCGGTGTTCCATTGTAGTGACAGTAAAGATAAAATTTGGCGGAGATGGTAGGATTCGAACCTACGGGCCGAATAAACGACCACTGCTTTCCAAGCAGCTCCAATGGGCCTCTCTGGCACATCTCCAATTGTTTGGTAGTCCATGACGGATTCGAGCCGCCTTCTGTGCGATGTCGACGCACTGTTCTAACCAGTGAACTAATGGACTAATGTTCTGCGACCTTTCCTCCAACCGTCAGGAATAGGATCAATTTTTTTTATCTTCTTGCTTTCTATTTCATTCGTAATCCATATTGTTCCTGATTGCGAATTTTTGTCACCTTGTTGATGACCAATTTCTTTGTATGTATTAATACGCTTTAATTTGGTAGACTCCGAATTCGCTTCAATTCTACCGTTTGTATTCCAAGACAACCGTGTCTCATACGACACTTTTTCAAATCTGTTTTTGTGTATCTTGTGCCAATCTAAACTTTTCCTTGCAATTTCTGCTTTTTCTCGATCTAGATCGTTCCACCCAACTTTCCTGGTTGACAAGTTATTAGAGTTAATGTAATCGAACCCACCAAATCCACCTCGACGTAAATTATACACATCTTCTCTCAATAGAAACTCATCTGTTACCACTTCTTTTTCACGAGCGAACATAGCAGCCGAATCATCGAACTGCTCAAGTATCGTCTTCGTAAAGTTTTCGATCCCGTACTTCTTCATTGCGGATCGAATGACTTTTCCAGAGCCCATATAACCATCGTCCATAGACTTGGTCTTATGCACTCCTACGTAAATTTTGCCATTCAGATTGTTTCTGATTTCATACAAGTAATAGAACATAATGTCCTCCTTACAAGTATTTATGCAAAATCTACTCTTGTGAGGAGAATAATGGACTCGAACCATTGCCCTTTCGGACAGGCCAGCTTTCGAAACTAGTTAATGCCCAGCACACCTACCTTCCAAATTCTGTCTGCTTACGATTATGCAGCACTAGTATTGATGCTCAGTGACCACCGTTGGGTGGTTTAGCTCTAGTCGATTTCTGGCGGAAGTGGGCGGATTCGAACCCCCTAACCCCTTTCAGGGTCAAACAGCTTTCAAGGCTGTGTCGCGCTCCGAGACGATAGCACTTCCATTGTTTATTTCAAGGCCGCAATTTCTGCCTTTAGTTTCTTGATTCGTTCAGTTAATGTTGGAACACTAACTTCTGCCGCACCGTGTTTCTTTTTGGTTAAAGCATTTAGCAATTCTGCCTCAGAAGCAGCGAGTTGTTCTTGCAATCGAATCTTCTTCTTTTCAACTTTACTCATCTCTGCTCCTTTCTATGTTTGGTCCCTCCCGTTGGTTACGCTCCAACCTCTACGGATTTTCAGTCCGTCGCTTTCACTAGATTAGCTTGAGAGGGAATGTTCTTTGACAGACAATCATCATAAACGTACTCCGCCTGTCAGGGAGAGTGTTTATTGTTTCGCTGATAGTCTGGTAATTACTCCGTCCTATCGTCACCATCCAAATCGTCGCTATGATCACTCACGATAGACCTCGGTGGCCATCCGTACCTTAAGGGGTCGTGACGGAAACAAATATTTGGCTGTCTAGTGAGGACTCGCACCTCTATCCACCCTTGCGCTGGGGTATGCTGATCTCTTACACTACTAGACAATTGTTTGGAAGCCCTGGGTGGAATTGAACCACCTTACCTGCTTTCAAAGAGCAGTATCTGATCCAGTCGATTTCAAGGCTATATTCTTGGCAGGGGAGTACGGGATCGAACCGTAACTTGAAGAGTCAGAGTCTTCTGTACTGCCATTATACTACTCCCCAACATTGTTCGTACAGCTAGGAGCGACCCTATATACCCAAGTCGGATCAAAGAGGTCTCGCTACTCTCATATGATCACTTTGGCTCTGGTACATTTGCTGTGTTTGGTGGGGGCACTGAGAATCGGACTCAGGTTGACTGGTTAAAAGCCAGATGTCCTACCACTGGACGATACCCCCAAATTTTATTCTTTCGGAAATCTGAGTTCCGTTGTTCTACGCTTTGTCCAGTTGTAATCTGGGCCAGTTACATCAACACCTGGCTTACCTACGCTGTTTGGGTTCTCAGACACCATTGTCACGAAACGAACACCTTCTTCGTTGCGTAGTGACTCGCACTTGTTTAGCGCGGTCTTTAAGTCATGCACGATAGCCGCACACGGCCAATGGTCATCATCTGGAAGAACTCTCGTCCAGTATACACAATACATTATTATCTCTTTTCATTAGTTATACATCTGTTGGTTTCTTAGGAGTCCATACTCCCACTTTTTCACATGACGTTGTAATTGGTTTCTCTGCTTCTACTTGTGCCAATGCTGCCTGACATTCTTGTTCTGAATTAAAGAACACACTCATAAAAATATAATCAGGTATTGCCGGCGATGTCATTGCTATAACCCAGGCTACAATAAAATTCATGTCGTGCTCCTTTAGATAAAGTATTTAACCTAAAGGAGCGAATTTGGTGCGGGTACTAGGAATCGAACCTAGGTGGACTGGGTAAGAGCCAGCTATTCTACCATTGAACTACACCCGCTTAGAGCTTGCGACGCGTTGTATGAAGTGATACAAGGATAAGTCTGGCAGTCTTAGTGCCTGCGACTAGATTCAGTATCTAGCGGGTTGATTCGTCTTATGCTTCTACTGCGCAACTCTTCTCTCACTAGAGACATCCACGCAGCACCTATTACTTCATATTGTCAAGTTCGTCATTCTTTAACCACGGAAACTCTTTAGTAAAGAGCTCTGGCCTAGAAAGTACAAACCACCACAAACGAATATGATTGATTCTGTTGCTGCTATCCATTGGGTCTTTCTTACCTTTAACGAAAACAAACACTATAGTTACCAAACCTATTAGTGTCGCAAACGAACCCGATAGTAATAACAGAAACAAAAAAATATCTAGCATACTCGTCCTTGGTATTCTTGGTACTTGTTTGGTGGAGGTGGAGAGAATCGAACTCTCACGAAAAGCTTGCAAAGCTTCCAGGCTCCCATTACATCACACCCCCAAATTTAAATCTGCTACTTGTTCTGGAGCGGCATGTCAGAATCGAACTGACGTCATCAGCTTGGAAGGCTGTCATAATACCATTATACTAATGCCGCGTTAAATTTATTTATCTGCTGTAAATCTGCTGCTAATAAAACTTTGGTAGTCCCCGAGGGTATCGAACCCTCCCGTCACCGCCTATCTAGCAGTTCTCACAAGTTTATAAAACTCGTCCGCTTCCCAGAGCTGAGGACCATATGTTACGATGGAGCGTGGAATCGAACCACATCAATGCTATCGACTTATGAGTTAAGCACATCGATTTGCCGCTCCCATCGCTGGCCAGCTGCGCTATCATTGACTACCATAAACCCCAAAGCTTGGCCTCCACGGAGAGAATCGAACTCCCACAAGCAAGGGTAGAAACCTCGCCGCTGCTCCATCAGCGTGGAGAATAATTTGGTACCCAGGGTCAGACTCGAACTGACATACTCCCACTTGTAAGGAGGGCGCTAGAACCTCTCAGCTACCCGGGCATTATTCTGGAGCGACCTGAGAGAATCGAACTCTCATCTGGGCTTTCGCCACGCTAGTTTGGAAGACTAGTGCCCAACCATTAGGCCAAGGCCGCATTTGTAAAACAGGATACACATTGGTTTTTCAATTAAAAGTTGAATTTTGTAAGGTGCTGTAGGTATCCTAAAACTTAAATTCTTGCTCTGCCGTCCGTCTCGGCTCTAGATCGAAAGCTGATCGCCCTTCTGGATGAGTTCCTAGCAGTCATATACTAACCTGCACATAAGTAGGCTCACGTTAATGCCAGTCAGTCCCAAGTGCCCGCTGGTCCGGTTTCTAAGTAACTGGTCCCCGGTGCCGGAATCGAACCGTTCCTTTTCGTTCGAAGCGAAAGATGCATCCAATACACCTCACCGGAGATTATTTCTTGGCAGACAGTTTATTCAACGCCTCAATTAATTCAGCAATCGAAGCAGGATGAACAACATCTTTGTATTTTACTTTAAACTTATCGTGCGGCAATTTCTTAGGATCAGTTGTAGCAGGGAAGCCGTTCAGCATGGCCATCCACATGTTTAGCTTTTCTATCTCCTCTACTAACTTATCTAAGTTAGGAATGCCTAACATGCTATCCTGCGTCCCGTATTAAAAAGTTTGGACGGATCTTTGCAGGATTGCAAAAGTCTTTAATGCATTGTTCAGCAACCTTCGGGTCAAAATTCTTACAACTGAATATGTCAATGTACACTTCACCAGTGTTCATCAAGTGACCTGTTATATTGCTTGTTGAAATTAGCTGCACGAAACTGTATCCTTCTTTCGGATCACCTTCGCACAAGTATTCGATAATTGGTTCGCCAACTGCGACCATGTCAATTTTTACAATTACGTCTTTAATAAATGCTGCGATTGCATCTTTGCTGCGCACGGCATCTTTGTCGCACCCAGCGCAATCAAACATAGCATGATATCCAAAAAATGTGCTCACTTAATTCTCCAGTTATCATGATATTTATTCTAAGCTTGGAGCCCTATGTAGGAATCGAACCCACGTATCCTGATTACAAAACAGGCAGTCTACCATTGAAATAATAGGGCGTTGTTTGGCGGAGAGACTGGGATTCGAACCCAGGCGACCCTTGCGGGTCGGCGGTTTAGCAAACCGCTGCAATAGCCACTATGCGACCTCTCCATAAATTGTTTGGTGCCCATGGTCGGACTCGAACCGACAAAAGTCTTGGTGGGAACGATGAGATTCGAACTCACAAGCAAAACGTTCTCAACGTTTTAGGTTTACCGATTTCCGTCACGTTCCCAATTTTCAATTCTTTTCTGTAATTCATCTAAGGACACAGCGCACCGTCGTCCTTTTCTTGCGTTATCTAAATGCAAAATAAACCTGCAATTGGCAGGATGCGAAATTATCTTAGGGTCAATATTATTATCATAACCATAAATGACAGATACAACATGATCTCTTACAACTCCGGCAAAATTTGGTCTGTAGCCATTGCTATACATTCCATGTTCAACCAATAGCGAATACCCCTCAATCTTGTCAATTATGCCAGATAAGTTAAACTGGCATTGTTCTCGATAGATAATCTTCCTTAGCACTTCTTCATCTGTGGTTTTTCTTTTCCCTCGTTTTGTATCTGCATGTTTCTTAATTCGAGGATCATTTTCTTTAGTTAGCCCCTTTGCCCATGAACGGTTTGACTTAGAGAAGCCAACATGCCGCCCTTCCGCATGGCATTTAGCTACTTGCTGGCTATTCTTTTGTTTGTTGGCCGGGCATTTAGTTGAAGAAGAACAGCACATCTTTTTCCCGGTTCGATTCTGATACTGTGCAGTTTGACCACATCCATATGAGCATAACTCGTCGGTAATTATTTGGTCTGCTGGCTTTGGCCCTCTCTTATTCATAAACATTCCCTTTTAATTGGTATATGTTTATTTATATAAATCAAGTAGCTGTGCCAATTTGCATTTACCACACGGGCGTAACTTGGATTTCCTATGCGGAATCGAACCGCTTAAAATGTTTTGCAGGCACCTGCCTCTCCATCTGGCTCTAGGAAATTCTGGTGCCCTCTGTCTGACTCGAACAGACCACCTGCGGTTTACAAAACCGCTGCTCTACCGGATGAGCTAAGAGGGCGAAACTTGGTGCGGGGTGGGAGAATCGAACTCCCATCTTAACGTTGGCAACGTTAGGTCCTACCATTAAACGAACCACGCATGTAATTTATTTATCACTTAGTGAATGCTGCGTTAAACTTATAATTGGTGGATGCGGTTGGACTTGAACCAACAGTGCCAGAGGCGGAAGATTTACAGTCTCCTGGGGTTACCAATTTTCCTACACATCCATGTTTGGCACCCTCGACAGGAATCGAACCTGTCAACCAAGTTTCGCAAACTCAGTGCTATTCCATTAGCGAGGATGTTTTGGTGGCCTAGTTGGGAATCTGACCCACTAAACTGTCATGTAAAAACAGTATGAAAAACATTTCATGTCATGGCTAATTGTTTGGTGGAGAAGATTGGAATCGAACCAATTAGTTTAATTTTTGCTGAAAACATTCTAAGACAGAATGAGTGCCCCACCGTAGGGCATCTTCTCCGGTTACTGGTGGTCCTGGATGGAATCGAACCATCGTCTCTCGCCTATCAAGCAAGCAGTCTCCCATTGAAATACAGGACTAAATTTTTGGCTCCCCAACGTGGGATCGAACCACGGACCAAGTGATTAACTTAAACACCCTCCTAGAAGGATGTTTCGTGTCAGTCACCTACTCTACCGCTGAGCTATTAGGGAACAGATACTTCTTTGTCTGGCTGACCGTGTAGGAATCGAACCTACCTAGTATCCGTTAACAGCGGATCGCGTATGCACCTTGCTCGCTTTTACGGTCAATATGTTTGGTGCCGGTGGCGGGAGTCGAACCCGCAAGCCTTTGTTTCACAAAAGGTCTAACAACCGTTGAAACTCCGCCGTCTGGGACGTCACTCAGCGAGGGAGATCTTCTGTTCCCGCAGTAGCTTACTGCTTCCCGGCATTGTTTGGTGGAAGCGGTGAGATTCGAACTCACGAACCCCTTGCGGGGCCTCCAGTTTTCAAGACTGGCGCGTTCAGCCAGGCTCCGCCACACTTCCGTTTTGTTTGGTGCAACCGCCCCGAATCGAACGGAGATATCCTGCTCTTCAGGCAGGCGCTCAGACCACATAAGCCACGGTTGCGTATTGTTTGGTACCCGGGGTCGGAGTCGAACCGACAAAATCACTCCCTTTTGAGGAGAGCCGCTTTTCCAAATTGCGTACACGGGCATTGTTGTTTTGGCGCCTCGTATGGGAATCGAACCCACTACCTCGACATTGACAGTGTCGCGATCTACCATTGAGCTAACGAAGCATTTTGTTTGGTGCGCAAGGTCGGGTTCGAACCGACACGCCCTTTCGGACCCCGACTTCTGAGGACGGGAAGACTACCAATTCCATCACATGCGCAAATTTGTGGTGCCTCGGGTGAGAGTCGAACTCACAATCCTTTCGGCGCTGGCTTCTAAGACCAGAGTGTATTCCAGTTCCACCACCGAGGCGTATCTTTTAATGTTTTACGTATTGCTGAAACAATACTGCTTCAACGTTAATATGATTAATTAACCAATCCTCTGCAAAAGTAAGGATCTCGAAGGAAGGTTCTCCTGTTTTTTCGAGTTCCGCAATATGCTGTTGCACTGAATCTCTAAATCGTCGATGGCAAATTACGTGCTCATCGTATCCAGAAACGTTATTGTCCCGCATAAATTGCTCTTCGTCTCGGAAGTGAAAGCCAATGTACGCTTCCAACTTACCAAGGAGAGTTAGTAGGGCATCAAACTGGTCGGCCTCTACAAGCATACGTGCATCCTTAATGGCGCTAAACAACATCGAATGTTGAGTGTCAATTTTGACTATGCCGCTTAATTTCATATTGTACCCTTTTGAATATTTATTCAAAATGCATATTTTGGTCACCGGTGAAGGAATCGAACCTTCGTCTTGTGGTTCCAGGCCACCTAGTCTACCATTGATTTAACCGGAGATATGACTGATACTGTTAGTGGTCGTCACTTCACTAAAGGATAACTGTCCCAGGACAAGGATATGTTATCTAACTCTTGTGCGTCTGTCCTGCCATTGAATGGCGGTTAAAACTGGTCTCTGCGGTAGGACTCGAACCTACATATGCCATTACAGCCCTGTTCCCAAAACAGGTGACCAACCTTTGGCCCACACAGAGATAATCTTGGTCGGCGTACAAGGATTCGAACCTTATATGCCTATGATTGGTCCGAGATGAGAGATTCGAACTCCCGACATCCTGCTCCCAAAGCAGGCGGTCTACCAGGCTGACCTAATCTCGGATATTTAAGTACTTCAGCAACTTTTCTAAGTTGCTGTGATTCTCTATGCCGCCTACTACCGTGTTACACCTGTTACATAGGATGCCGCGCACTTGGTTAGTTTCGTGATCGTGATCAACGAAGCCGCCCTTGTGTCCAACAAACATCTCTAACTCGGTGTCGCACAAGCAACATTTCTTTCCCTGCGATTCAAACAGTTTAACCTGTTCAACGCGGGTCATTCCGTACCTGTGTAAGCCATCTTTACAAACCCTACAGGATTTGCCAGGTAAATCGTGTTCTGCGGAGCAATAATTACATGTCTTCATACATTTATTTATGCCAGATGCGCTAAATCACTGCGCTACACGCCGATGAAACTGGTATTCCGTAGGGGTTACGATCCCCTCTAGGTAGCTTGAAAGGCTACTGACCTCACCAGATGTCTAACGGAATATAATCTTTATTTACTGCACCGCCTTCTCAGAGGTAAGTGCTAATTCGTGCTGCCACGAACTGCTACGGCCATCGAGTACATGCAATCGGGTCTGAGATTAGATCGCATCACATAGGGTATCGCCGTACACACATAAATCTGGAACCACCAACCAGATTTGAACTGGTATCTCCTGCTTGAGGGGCAAGCGACCTAAGCCGTTAGTCGATGATGGTAAAACTTGGTATCGCGTACGAGAATCGAACTCGTCTCTACAGGTTGAAGGCCTGTCGGTCTACCCAGAAACGCCAACGCGATATATTTGGAAGCGGATGATGGATTCGAACCAACGGTCTCCAGGTTATGAGCCTAGCGGGATGACCACTTCCCTAATCCGCAAATTTTGATCTAAATTGTCAATTTCTTTCTGTTTAATAATGATCAGCTTTTTATCCACTGATCCCCATTTACATCTATCTCGTTCTCTCTCATACCCTTTAACTTCAATGAGTATGTCTGAATCTATTAGGTAAAAGTCTGGAAAATATAAGTGCCATCCATTATTCCAAAAGTAACTATACGGTTTAATGTCGTTTGTCCATCTTACATTATTTTCGTTTAACCAATTCGCTACTGATAACTCCCAACGACCTTTAACTTTTGTTAATCCAGTTGATGATTTAACCTCATATATCTTTACTCTACCAGATACATTGTTCTTAGAATATGAATCTGGATTAGCCTCAACTATTTTCTTCATTTTTACAGAATGTGCTTTTCTCTTTTCGTCAGTCCATTGCTGCATTTTACTTATTTCACTTTGCGCTTTTCTCGCTTCATCCGTCCACTTTTTCATTTTTCTATCTGGATTCGATGAACATCGAATTTGATGATGGATGGTCGGGGTTTCTTTCTCACAAAATTTACAAATAACCATAATAGTAGTATCTCCTCTACTATTATTTATATAAATTCAGATTTTATAAGCCTGGAGTCTGACTATCAGAAGCCGCTATTGTTTGGCCCCGTTATTATCTTTCGATCATTTTAAGTCGGGAGAACGGGAGCACCGACATTAGTTGCAACACATCTTTGGTTGTCCCGGAAGGAATCGAACCTTACAGTCGATCGGTTATCGGCCGATTGCTCTACCATTGAGCTACAGGACAATTCTTCTGGTGCGAGCGGTGGGACTCGAACCCACATGCCCAAAGGCGGGAGATTTTAAGTCTCCTGAATATACCGATTTCTCCACGCTCGCGTTATTTCTTAATCTTACGTCCTGTTCTCCAGCCCTCAGGAACAAGATCGGTTTTCTTTATCTTTTTGTTCTCTGTTTCGTTTGTGATCCACATCGTTCCATAGTTGGAATTCTTTTCACCTTGCTGATGTCCGATCTCTTTGAAAGTTTGTTTTCTTTTAAGAATAGCCTCTGGGGAGCTTGCACGTAACCGCATTTCTTTTAATCCGTCAGGCGAAAATGCTCCACGAACAACTTGGCCATTCTCATAAGCAGTTCTCAAAGAAACACTTATTCGGTCATTCTTAATTTTCCACCATTCTTCAGATTTGTTTTTCATCGAAAGGTTGCCTAGCTTACCACCTTTACTTGGTTGATCTAAGTTATTACGAATGATATACTCAAACCCGCCAAAGCCACCTCGACGTAAATTATACACATCTTCACGCAATAAAAACTCATCTGTCACTATTTCTTTTTCTCTTGCATACATAGCAGCCGAATCGTCGAACTGCTCCAATATGACTTTAGTGAAATTCGCAATTCCGTACTTTGTGATAGCACTACGAATCACTTTCCCAGAGCCCATATAACCATCATCCATTGACTTGGTTTTATGAACCCCTACGTAAATTTTGCCATTCAGATTGTTTCTGATCTCATACAAGTAATAGAACATAAAGTCCTCCTTACTTATATTTATGCAAAATCTACTTTGTGGGTGAAGCCGGGAATCGAACCCTGGTCCTCCGTTTCACAGACAGATATTCTGCCACTGAACTAGCCACACCATTGTTTGGCGAACCGTGTAGGAATCGAACCCACGTCAAGACGTTTGGAGTGTCTTGTTCTACCATTGAACTAACGGAACATATTTGAATGCCGAAACCCTGCGTCACCCTCCGGTGGTCAGGTTTTTCTGATCCGCATATTAGCAGGCAGGTTGCGATCCTAGCCACAGATATGTTTCAGCAAATTTGGCGACCTAGGCGGGTAACGATCCCGACTCCTCTTGCGTGACAGGCAAGTATGCGTCCATGAACACTTCTAGGCCATATTCTTTTTACAACTTCTACCAGCAAAGGTATCAGTTTGCGTGTGACAGTTTGGGCATGTCACCACGCTTATTCTTAAGGACGTCAAGCCGCCCTTAAATTCTAAATTCTGTGTAGTCATTTTCATCGCTGATTCAGTACAGCGGTGCGGTTGGTCGGTAGAAAGGCTACTTTCAAAGTTCCGCCGCTCATGGCACCCTCTTTCATTGCACCATGCACTTTGCCCTTAAAATCTGAAACAAAAATCTTCTTGCTGGACAACCCTGAGTTTACATCAGGACCGACTGGCTAAGTCATTTCTATCACGAATCTGCTCGATCGAGCGTCTCTGCACAGTTACTCCGGCCAAGGTATCACCGCACAGTCGTTAAGTCGGAATTCATCACCGACACATATCGTCCAGTAAAGCGACTTACTTTTGCATATCTCCATCAAGCACTGATGGGCGGGAGCAAGCAAACCCTCCTACACTAAGTGACGCAGTTGCGCCTGTGGTTTCCTTGCAGTCCCTTGTTAGTCCAGGATGCTCATTCACGCCGCGACCTTCTTGGGTCGCACTCGGGTTCCACTACCGTTCGTGGGCTATACTTGCCACGACTCAAGTTTTAGATGCCGCCACCGTAGTTGAAACGGCAGTAGCGGCCAATCATCTTGCTGTAGCCATCAAGCAGGCCGCGGTTGAAACGCTTGCGAAGAATGCGCTTCCAGAAAGCCTTGTTCTTGCTCTTGGACATTTTGCTGCTCCTTGGTTGTTGCGAATAGGTGAGTCACCTTTTCTCGTCTTGTTACTCATTGGACGGATGATTTCCGCAAATCACCAAGCATAGGTTCGGGCTCACACTAGGCACATTCAGTGAGTATGTCGCGTCGCACCAGCTCTTTCGAGTCACGCGATTTGTCAGTAGAACTAGACTGACCGGCTAGTTTATTACATGGTGGACCAGCGGGGTAACGATCCCCGATCTTCGCATTGCAAGTGCGACGTGTAGCCCTCTATCACTACCAGCCCATTGTTTGTGCTAGCCACGGTACTCCTGCTAGCCCTGCTCTCATAACAGAGAACAGCATTTGAATTGAGTTAAGAATGTCAGGAATCGAACCTGATCCAGCAGGCTTTCGTCACCCTACTTCGTGCGCTAACACTTTTCAAATAAGTACTCCCCCGCCCATGCTACCGTTACATCACATCAAATTGCCCGACCACGTTTAGCGACGCAGTCAAACAACCTCAAACTTGGTGCAGGGCGTGGGATTCGAACCCTACGGCATTGCTACCGTATTTTCGCATTCTCCTCTGGGTCATGACTCCCGTCAGACACACCATGTGAGACCCCGCAATATTTGGTGCTGCTACTAGGAATCGAACCCAGCTGGCCCTTGGGGCGAAAGCTTTACAGGCTTCCCTGTCTCCATAACAGTCTATAACAGCAATATTCTTCTTGGTTTTAATCCCTCTCAAGATTAGGTACCAAGGACCCGGAGCGTTTTTAGACGCCTAATTGAATTGTCTGAATTCCCAGGAACGTGTTCTCTGCCTTGATATTATCTCACCAGCACTTTCGGCGCGCTCTATGGCACCGCCCGCTACTATCTGATCCGCGTATCTCAGATACGCCTCCCGACGAGACCGAAATACGTTTCCGACAAACCTTTGTATTTTTAAACAGACTGGCGGCAAGACCATATTCATATTGCCTTAAGGAATAGTCTGTTTAAAAATACAGTCCGCTACGCCCTCTTCTTATTGTTAGCCACAGCGTTATGTTTCTATCAGTACAAGTTACGGACTCCTTGTACTGGCCGCGCTAGTGTACGGTCCATGCGCGACTACCGGACCATCCTTAAGTTCGATGCCACTTCATAATCTAACCTCCATTGCTGCTAGGGTTATGCTACGGGCGGAGTGGCCGGCGCCGTTATGGGGTCGCTGCCACGCCTAAAGATTTGAAGCACTCTTTCGAATGCTAATATTTAAGAGCTCATCCTTTGGCTAGGTTTAACCCTCCGCTCTCATGTAATTACATGATGGCGGGACCAACTCTAAACTCTTAAATATCTCTGGATTTTTTTACTCACATAAGAGTAAGCCATCCCCAGATCCGCCCTTTCGAAGCATGTTTTGTCTGTGCGCTCCGAGGTCTACGTTACCTCATTTTAACACAGTCCTACAACTTTCTACATCTGCTTTATTTTTGCGTTCTCCTTATTGCTAAGTATGAACACATTATACAGCCTTTTTGCTACTTGTCAACCACTTTCTACATCTTTTTCTGCTGTACTTCGTGTTCTTCGTTACGTATTACTTACTACAGAACACATTATACAGCCTTTTGCGGAAAAGTCAACTACTTTTTAAACTTTTTGTAACCTCTTGTTCTATAAAGCAAAAACCCCGGTCTTATTTCTAAGTCCCCGGGGTTTTGGAATCTTGCGTTGTTGCGTTGTTACATTTCCGCCCTCCCCGGGCATTGCTCTGTTTCACTTCTACGATCATTTTTACCTACTAGACTGTCTTGCCCAATGTTTGACCATAAAGGTGACACGTCATAGGACATGGCCGATGTATGGAAACATATAGCAGTTGGTTGTCTTGTGATCATTTGCTTTGGTATTCTCTGTTAAATTTATTTATGCTACAAATACAAGTGTACATTTATTTAGTCCACCTGTCAAGTGTTATTTTCTTTTTCTTACATTTATTTAGCCAAAAGTAAAAATATGGGTGATTTGCGCTTCAAAACGATCAATTCACTGTAAAGTATAAATACTACATTAGAAACGGAACCTTGTCAACATGCCATCTGCCCAAAAACCGACTCTTGCGTTAGTCAAAAAATATTTTAAATCAGTCATGGGAGAACCAACCCCGAGTGGAGCAGAAATTAACGCTCTGTTAAACCAATGGATGAATAATCCAGCTGCTTTTCTGAAGTCGCTAAATTCAATGAAGGCAGTTAGTAATGTTAAAAAGCTAGGACCTAAGAAACCTGCTGGTCCAAAAAAGCCAGCGACTGATCTTAAACCTGGACAGACAGTAAAGCTTGGGTTGCCAGACGTTCCGTTATCAACTGCTGCGCAATCGTTTCTACCAAGTCCTGAAGCTAAAGCCAAGGCAGCAGAACTAAAGAAAAAGATTGCCGACTATGAAGCAGAGATAAAGCGATTAATAAACGCGCAAAATAAAGCAAGGGCAGCAAAGAGTAATGTTGAAGACGAGCAAGAAAGACTAGCTGGAATTGACGGGAAGACCTTAAAGTATTTCTCTTACATAGAAAAGCATTGTAGCCAGTTTCTTGCGGATGCTAGGTCAGTAAGGAAACTATTGTATCGTGGCCAAGAAGGTTCAAGCCAACCTATCTTTGTAGGTCGCCCGAGAGATGACCGAGAACCGAAAGACTCTAGCGCAGAAGCACAGAAGGTATTAGACGCGCACTTAAAGTTATTAGGATTTAAAGCATTGCGAGGCAACAGCATATTCACTTCATCTGACTTTCACCAAGCCAGTGGATATGGTGACGTTTATGCTATTTTTCCTAAGAACGGGTTTAGCTTTACTTGGTCAACGAAACATGCTGACGTAGTATTACACCAGGCGTCAGATGTAGGTGGAGAAGATAGTAGCGACGTGTGGGAAGATCTCAACGACTACACCTACACTCCGGACAATCATTACTGGTTAGAAGATCACGAAGAGTTAGTCGAAACGGTAGCAGGATTTATGAACGTCGACTATTATGATGACGACAACAAGGAAGGAATTAAAAAGGCAAAAGCAGCAGCAGCCGAAATGGAGAAACACCCAGCATTTAAATTACTTAAAAGTTCCGGGAACAACTGGGATTATATTGATTCGTACGACTACACTATATCTGAGATGGAGAAAGTGTTCGTAAAGAACGCAACAGCACAGTTAGAATTTATAAAAGCCTATCCTAAGTTTTCCAAGTATATGGGTGACTGGCATGGTCAACTAGCTAAAAAGCTTGCTAGTGTCCAATCTGGCAAAAGCGACAAAAACAAAGAATTGAAAACAGCACAGGGAGTTATCAAGAGCTGGGGATTCACAAAAGAGAATCTGCCTGCTGCGATGAAGTCAGGTTACGAAATTTGTATATTCGGTGAGTATATTGCTGTGGATGCTGGGGAATACAGAGCGGCGTTAGAAACGTTCTTTATACCGCCTAAGCCGAAGAAGAAGAAACCTTAGCAATAATTTCTTGCGCCGTTGGCGTAAGTGGTTTCTTTAGGAACCTGTTTACCTTTTTGGAAGCAATAAGCAACGACTGTTGATACTCTGACGTTGTCTCTTCGTCTTCAGTAACTAAAGCGTCGTCCATAACGTTATTAGTGATGTACGAAAACTGGTTACTAAACATCAACGCATAAAACTCTGCGTTTTCTTTTGCGCTATCGTAAGCTTTTTCAAAGTAGTCAAAATCTACTTCTCTTTTATCGGCCGGATCAGTAGCATGTTTAGGTCGATCTTTAATTCGATGAAATGCTACATCGTAATTAACATCAACGAACAACATAAATGTATCGTATCCTACTTGCTTTAGTTGTTTGTTTAACGACATTAACGGCTCGTAGTCTCTACCTGTCGTATTAATAAGTAATCCTAGCATTTCTTTCTGGAGTCCAGGAAGTCGCTTCATTGTGACGTCTAGTCCTCGCTTGTAGTCTGGATTAGCAAGGGGTTGATTCTTAGATAAGTAAGACAGAGTTTTGTCGATGTCTAACAGTTTTAGTCCAGTAGCACTTAGACCTAAGTCTTGGATTACTCTGTTTTTACCTGCTCCTGGCGGGCCGGCCATAAAGATGGCCTTAAAAATATGGGGATCGTGTATCCCTTCATCTAAGGCCAGCTCAAATTCTTCTAGTAAATTCTTCATTCAGTATTTATCTGAGTTGCCGTTCTTTAGTAGCTCAAACGTTATTCTGTCTTTGTAAATGCGTAAATGGTCTTCGAGAGATCGTGTGCGGAAGCTTAGTTCGGACTCCGACACTTCAGGTTTTAACAACTCATGCATTACATCTTCAGCAAGTTGTTGACAAGCTGATTTTTCTATCTCAATGTCAACTGCTGGCCCAAAGTCAGTCTTTTGACTGTAATGGATTCCTCTGTACGTTCTCCACTCTGACAGAAGCTCTCTTGCCTTATTTTCAGTGTTCATTTCTTTGCCCTCATTTCGGGCTCTGGGGGTGCCTTCATCTTACGATTTACTGACCCCGGAGGTGCTATCTTAACACGCGGTGCTATGGCTGCTTTTACCTTTTCTTCTGTGTCTTGGTCAATGTCAGCCAACGATTGTTGCGGTGCTGCGTCTACTGTTTCTTCTTTATTGTTGTTAATCTTAAAAGTAAAGTTGCCTTTACATCCGCTACTGAAGTATGTCTTACTTGCTGAGAACTTTATGTCAGCATACGCAGTAGATC